ATGTCCCCTTCGTCTGTTTGGTGCTCAGCGCATACTCGAGGCACTCAGCCTCAACTAAGCATTTCGTGCAATAGCTCAACGCTTCGGCCGTGGATTGGCCACGTTTGGGAAAGAACACGTCGCTATCGACCCCGACACACTGCGCTAGATCACGCCAAGCACCGGCTGGTCCCCAAATGTTGCGCAGATCGTCGTAGAGCACAATGAAATAGTGTAGCTAACGGTCAGTGGCTACGTGACCACTTTTCCGCCAAGTTCCCGCTTGACCAAATGCAGGCTTCGGAGATCCCTGACCCGCATCCGGTTCTTCATGGCCCCGCCCAAGCCGATTCGCACCAGTTCCTCCATTGTGTAGTTGGGAAGATGCTGGTAAATCTGGGGAATCCGTATGGTTTCGTCGCGAGTAATCAGGATCACGTCCTCGAGCTTCGCTGAATACAATTGTGCATACCCCTGTGTAGACAGTCGCTTGTCCAGAGTTCCGCTTGGGTCCTCGGCGAAGTCGAAGTGTTCGGGAGGTAATGGTGGCCACCCAACCTTCCCCTCTTGGATGCCCAACGCCTTCTTGATGGCGTCCCTGAGCGTGTATTGGAGCTTGCGGTTCCTCAACAGATACGCCGGGTGATATGCCGGCACCCAGATTCGCCCTTCACGCCACACAGCCCCGCCCTCAACGTCCCCAAATCGCCCCACAGGCCCGATAACAGCCTCGTAGGCACTCTTCCCCAGCAAGACGCCTACGAACGGCTGAGCGAGCTTCAGTTGCCCTTCGAGGTTCGGTCTGCACGCCTCTATTTCCTCGGCGGTGGGGGTGCGATTGTCAGGCGGGCGACAACAAACAGCGTTAAGTACCATGACATCGCTTCGATCCACGTCACATTCCGCTAACGCCCTGTTAAGTACCTTACCGCTCGGACCAACGAACGGTTCTCCCTGCTCATCTTCGTGACGGCCCGGCCCCTCGCCCACAATCACCAAACGGGCGAGGGTCGGGCCGTTCCAGGGAACAGGAGCCGTGCAGGATGAGAAAAGAGAACACGACTCGCAGTTGAGGATGGAATGGCGCACCCTCTGTTCCCTGTGGAGTCGAGCAAACTTACGTCTGCTCTTCGGTGACTTGGCGTTCTTCGCAGCTTTCAGATAGTCGGGCAAGTAGTTTCTCCAATCGTCTCATTAGGATCTCGCCGTGGCCATCCAGGTGATCATCGGTGAGAGGGATCTCGCAAAATGGGCAAAGCCTCATATGCCCGGCACCCTGCGCTCTCATCATGCTCCGCACCACCTTTACATGCTCCTCATTCCAGCTCATGGCACGTAATACAGCGGTGGGATGTGCGCATCTGCACCGTGACCGAATTCCCACGTCGCGACCAGCGCTTGATCTTCGGCCCAGTCACGGAACACATCAACCGGATCCCACAGCGGCTTGATGACAAACAAGGCACCGCCGTGGCACCAGCCCGTCGGTTCTTCAATAGCCATGTGGGAAAGCGTGTAGCCATGCACACATGGTTGCCTCGGGTCTCGCAGCTCCAATTCGATCACTTCCTTATCAGTTCCCACGGGAACATGGCGATCACGGCACCAATCAGATAGCCGGTAAACCCGACACGTACCAAGTCGTTTCCGGGGATCCCTGATCCGTTGTTGGCCCACAGATACACCACCCCGGCCACGGCACCCATCGCGATAGCCGTGAAGTGCAGAACCGTTCCCCAATACTTTGCTTCACTCTTCATCTGGTGTTCCTTTCACTAGCTTGCTTGCTTTCTCCCAGTCATGACCAGCTTGGTGATAGTGCAACCGAAGCTGGCCAAACCAATGCGTGTACCCGAACATCTTTCCCGTAGCCAGCCCCTTAGCTACCTGGATGCCGGCTTCGTCGGTGTGGGCATCGAAGCAGGACTTGCAAATCCCCTCTGGCCAATCGCTCATCGCTTCCCCATTCCCTCGAGCCTCGGCAGGAAATGGTCGTGTGGCTCCACTGGCTTGTGACTGTCCTCTTCTTCCCCCGAATGGTTCTGGGTACAACCGATGAGCTGGTCACAACGCACACAAATCTCAATATCAGATCCGGGGTAAGTCACCTTCATCGTCTTCCTGCAGCAACCACATTTCTGTCCGACTCCACTTCTCACAACGCTTCCTGCAACCTCTTCGCCGTCACTTTCCCTATCCCGTCCACCTGCAACATTTCCTCATATGTCATGGTCCACACTAGCGGCACGAACCCGCCATTCGCATCCAGCATTTTCTCGGCCGTGTCGGGTCCCACCCCGGGGAACGATTGCAGCACATGCATCCCGAATCCCTTGTCACCGAGCTGGCCCCAAGCGTTCTTGGTGGGGCCGGGACGACGTTTCAGACTCGAATGCTTCTTCTTCTCGGCCCAATGCTGCAACGTCTCGAGCAGCGTGACCGTGGCTGGCATGTTCCGTACCCAAATGCTCGGCACCCCATATTCGAACATCAGCGAAAACAGTATCCCGTGAACTTGGGAGAGGCTGATAGAAACATGATCGTTGCTAACAAGCTCCCCATCTGCCGACCACTTGCCGTACCCCTCCAACACCAGCAACACCTGCTTCATCCCGCCCATCATGTTGAGCTGCGTATACAGCCGACCGTCGGCGAGAGAAGCAACGAAATCGTTCGGGAACTGTTTGCGCTGGACCCCGATCCGGTGCTTGCCAGCAAGGATCATGAAGTCACAGCCGTGGCGTTCCGGCCCGCTTGAGACCTTGCCAATGTCGCGGAGGCGTTGCGGCTCAGTGGGGGAGACGAGGATGCTCATCTCGCCTACTCCCCCTTCCTTTGCCGGATCTCCCAGTCCCCTATATCCCGCAGATACGCTTTGACAAATGCTTTCCTCGGCATCTCCCCCACGTTGATAGTGCTTTTCCCTACCCGCTCTTCCCACACTGCTTCTCGCGCCCTGTCCCCCACCATTACCAGCTGCCGACTCCCATCTTGCCGTTTCTTCATGTGCATGATCGTGTCGAAGCGATACCCGATACCTTTCTGCCCGACCGGCCACATGCCGTTGGTGATCTTGTAACGCTTCAGCTGGTCTGGGGTGGCGCCACGGTTCACATCCAGTTTCCGTTCGCTGGTGATCCCGATCGTGTGCGCCCGGGTCTTCATCGTCAATGGCAACTCGAAGCGCTTATACACCTTCGTGATGAACGTCCAGTCCATCCCTTCGTGCCCACCGAACTGTGCCTTGTGGCCCCGGTTGTCTTCTTCGGCTTTCTTGACCTCGGCCCGCATAGCCAAGAAGTAGTCCTCAGGTTCCTCTCCCATAACCTCGTTGATGTAGAGATACTGCGCCTCGTCCCAAGCCCAGTCCAACATGTCAACGATGATGACGTCGCCCCGCTTAGCTTTCCTCGAGACTTTCTTCGACACGTCGAGCGCTTCCCGCATATCGAACGGTTGATGGACCTCTACTAGCCCGGACTCTTCAGCCTCAGGAAACCACAGATCCCCCATCTTGTTCCAGGTGTGATCAGTGTCAATGATGTGGAACGTGCCTTCAAACCCGTATTTGGTGGCAGCGAAAATCATGTCGGCCCAGCATGTTGATTTCCCTACCTTCTCGCCGCCATAGATCAGGATGCGCTCAGGGGCGCGGTGTGTCGGTTGGAACATGTCAATCCACCTTCGTGACTCTCGGGAACCGGGACTCTTTCACGTCCTGGCTCTGGCTAATCAGATCCTTTAGTTCTGATACGTCGATGCCCAGCTTCTCGGCTAGCTTCCCGGTGTTGAGGTAGCTCCGGGTATTGCCGCTACCCAACACCTTGAACCCGCCAGCGACCACTGTCATCCCTTTCGGCACCAACTCGTTGATGCGTTTGTTCACATCTTTGCGTTCCTCTTCGGCCATTTTGCCGCGCTTGATGTCTTTGCTGAGCCGGTGGTGGTGTTCGGCCAATCCGACGATCACTGCCTGGGTCACCGAGTCAACAGGCGCGTTCTCGTCGTCTTCTTCCGGGGCGAACGGTAGGTCATCGTGGAGGTAGGGGAATGGGCAGAAGAACTTCTCAGCAGCATCGACGTCGCAGCCGGGCAGCTCACCCTTCTTCCGCCACTTCTCTGCTTCGATGATCCGGCGCCGAATTTGACTCCACGATATAGGCGGGGTCTTGAGGTGCTGGATATTCAGCTCGCCAGAGTCTCGGTTCTTCACCACGTACTCGGCTTCCATCGCGTAGAAATGCATCTCGGATGAAATCTGGTATCCGTATTTGATGAACTCGGGCGAAACGAGGGCGGTTGCTGCGTCCGGGTACGACAACCACTTCTTGTACCTCGTCTTGCTCATCGACTTGATCTCGATCACTCGGTCTTTGCGCGCCCGGGGCGGACGGCCAATCCCGTCGGGGTGGAAGCGAATGAAGACTCGAGGGACGATTTTGATATCTACCTGGTCTTGCTGGTGCCCGACTTTCCAGCCCATCTCTTTCAGCGCCTCAACTACGGCGGGTTCATGCAGGTTGCCCTCAGCTGCGGCGGCGGACATGATGCGGTCGGTGAACTCGCTGCGGTTCTCTTCGTACCCCTGCATCGCAGCAACGAGGGCTTTGACACACGAACCGACACCTGAGCCACGGTAGATCGAGATGTCACCTTCGCGGTAGGCGATCGGTCTGTTGTCACTCATCTGTTTCTCCTAAACCATCGTTTCCACCACGGCAGGTAAATGCTTACACACACATGACCTCTGTATGCAGAAATCAGCGCTTCGGCGAACTCGTCACTGGGTACTTCGATGAGGGTCAATGTGAACCACTCTCATTCTTCTTCCTTCTCCTCTTGGTCCGCTCTGCGACATGCTTGTCAATCATGTCGCTGGCTTCCCCCCGCGTTGGTTTCTTGCAGGTACATTTCCAGAGACCTTTCATCTCCAGAAACTCCCTCTGCTTGTCTGACATGGGTCGGGAACGCCACAGGGCTTCGGGGTCGTTGAACAGAACCTCTTTTCGCTCTTCCTCTTCGCGCAATACCTGTTCACGGCGCCTCTCCTGTTCACGAAATGCCACTTCTCGTTGCGCGAGCCGTTCAAGCATTCCGGTTGCTTTCTCGTCGATCTCCCGTGCCCGCTCTGGTGAGATGTCGGGGGAGGAATCCTTGAGGAAGGCTTCGACCATCGCGTCTTCCCCTTCAGTCTCTCTGAGAGTGCGTAGCCTCTCGTTGACAATACGTAGCCTCTCCTTTGCTGCTGCCGTGTCAGTGTCAGTCATGTTTGTTCCTTTCGCCGAGCGCGGGGTGGGTTGGTAGGGGACACCTCACAGCCCATATGTTCTCCCACCCCGCCACTCAACTCTCTAGGCGTTCTCTTTCGCCTCTTGGATGATCTGTTGCTCGAGTACGTCGATGAGAGACTGAACTTCGTCGCTGCGGCCGATCTCGTTCTCAGCCATCGTGTTCTCAATCATCTTCAGGAACGTGCCGGGCTTGATAGTCCGGGTCCGCCTCTGGGTCGGGGGTGTCGCCTTTTTCTTCGGCGTTGGCTTCGGTGTTTCTGTCATTCACATCTCCTAACTATGCCAGCTGGGTGCAGGGCAGAACTGTGTTGTTGCCTCCCTGTCTGCCCTGCACCCCTACTGCCATGCCACGCGGCCCTACTGGCCTTCTGCGAACAGGCCGTCTTCGTCGAGCAGGTCGGCGTGGAGGTCGTCGTACTCTTCAACCTGGGGGAACTTGTCGAGCGCTTCGTCGACGTAGTCCTCGAAGTCATCGAAGTCGCCAGCGAGCTTCACGAGCTTGCGCCGTAGCGCCTTCTCGCCGCCGCCGCTGTCCTTCTTCGACTCTGCCTTCTTGCCCTTCTTGGCCTTCTTCTTGGTTTCTGTGACGGAAACAGCGGTTGGCAGCGGCACACGGTATTCCTGCACCTCGCCGTCGCTGTCCTTGAACGAGAACTCGCGCCGAACCATGTGGAAGGTGAGTCCTTGCCACACCTTGGCCTCCCAGGGAGCTCCACGCTCACCCAGCAGCTCAGCTTCATCATCGCCGAGACCAACAGTGGTCCTGGCGAGGCGCCCGACACCTGCGGCCGAGTGGAACTTGTTACGGCCAGAGCCGTGCTCCACTGCTTCACCCTCTTCGACAACCTCCCAGCCCTTACCGGTGCTGTAGCGGTCGCGATGCTCTTCGTCTACCTCTTCGCCGTCCTGGAAGGCCGGCCCTTGGAGGAAGAGAAAGATGCGGTCGTCGTCGTTCTCTTCGTCGGGTCCGAACCAGGCTGCCTCGACTTGCAAATCATAATCGTCGAGCAGGCCATCGTCGGTACCCCATGCGTCATATTGTTTTGACAATGTGATCTCCGTTCGTCAGATGAACTATTACAGTTGATGGCTTCGCCATCGGATTTGGATTTGCACCTCCATTTCGAATTGGCATCTCCCAAGTGGGGGTATGAGTTTACTACTTCCCGTTGTTTCTTGCGAGACGTTTCCGTTTTCTCTTCTCCGCAGCCCGAACTAACTCTCGAGACTTCGGATGGTTCCGGGAAATCACCAGCGCTTCCTTCCACCAATTCGGGAAGAGTCGCTTGTGTTCCCTGAACAACTTGTTGAACTGTTGGTCAAGTATGTAGGTGTCGCACCAGTCAGACCTGCCCCTCATACCTCGGCCCGTCATTTGCGCAATAGCCCGGATGGTTTGCACTGCGTACCATTTCTGCCCGCCTTTGGAATACATGCGAGCCTTCACCATCTTGTCGCCGAGATAGGGGTACGGGACTTTGGCGATGATGATCACTTCACACTCTTCGCCCGGCAAGTCGATGCCGCGCTCAAACGACGGGGCCAGCAGGACAGCGTTCGGTTGCTCGAGGAACCTGGCCAATGCCCGGTCCCTCTCCTGCGCCGACCAGTACGTCATGATGCGGCGGTCGGCAAGATAGGTATAGAGGTGTCGAGTGAGTTCGTAACTGACAGTGTGGACGAGGATCCGAGCGAACGGGTGGTCGGCGACAATCTCCGCAACCTGGTCGACCAGGATCGGGTATGCCTCTTCCTTGGTTTTCTGTGTCACCCGGGTTTTGCCGACACTGAACACGGGACGGTTTTCAACAGGGAACGTGGAATCCATCTCGACATATGCCCATTCCCCGTGCTCGAGACCCAGATCCTCGGCCATCTGCTCAGCGGAAATCAACGTGGCGGACATGAGTAGGAACTGGTTTCCCCGGTCCCACAGCACGCTCCGCGCGACCTCCGCTACCCGCACCGGTTTGAACACCACTGTTGCCTCAGCGACGTCTTTGCCTTCGTACCCTGTCATGACCCAGTTGTCGCCGAGATCCCCGTCGCCGTCTCGAAGCATCTGTTTGATGCGCGCCTTGATCTGGCCCATACGCCGCAGTTCCCGCCGCGCCTTCACCGAAGCGCCAAACATCGACGACTGCTTCGACAGCTCGAGACGGTACTTGTCGATCGCCGGGATCACTTCTTGTGTCAGCCACCGTTCCCAATCATCAGCGACAGTGCGTTTAGGTATCGTGTCGACCTTGAGTTTCTTCCTCAACCTCGGCCCGATCACTGTTTCGACATGGCTCATCAGTTGGTTCTCGAGCGTGTCGGCCTCGTCGATGATCACCAGGTCACGACCGAAGAATCTCGAGCCGTCACCCGTGGTTTCGTGCAGGAAATATGCCGTGTTGAGTATCCCGAGAGGTGCGCTGGCTGCCTCGTTTTTCGCTACCTGATAGGCACAGGTATGCAGCGACGTACACCACGAACACGAGTCCGGGCCTTGACTCCAGCTGCCGTCACAATCCTCAGCGGTCAAGTCGTTGCGCAACTCTGTCCGGTAATTTGCCCGGCCCTTAATGACCCGGCCGTAAGAAAAGTCCTTCTCGATTTGGTTCTGCAACGACTTGGTGGTGCAGAGGAAAGGGGTGGGGACAGACCCGGCGTGGAGGCGCCGAATCGATTCGCCGATCAGTGTCTTGCCGGATCCTGTGGGCGCAGACAGGAACACCACTTTGTATCCGTCCTGGAAGAACTCAACCGTTTCCTTGACTGCCTCCCACTGGCCTTCTCGGTATTCCCTGAATTGGTGAGGCATCGGTATTGAACCGAACATCGGGTGGGTGAGGGGCGGAGCCTCATCGGGCAAAGAGAACTCCACCCCCTTTGAGTCACCCACCCGTTGCGGCAGAAGTGGAACGACAGGGGCGATAGGGGAACCGCTGTCGTCTTCTGCCTGATCTGGGGCTGCCGGCTGAATGTCGAGTAGCGTTAGCTCTTGGGGTGGTTCCGGCTCGGGTTCTTCTTGCATCTCCCCGGCGTACTCCATCTCCTCGCGCCGACACAGCATGACCGCTACCTTGTGGGAACAGTTGCGCCGGTACTCGCCACCCATCGATGTTTGGCAGGAACAGAAATACTTGCCATCCTCGAGACCCACAAAGTACTGCGGTCGGGTATCGCTCAGCTTCGTATCACCCGTGATACGCCAGCTGTTCTCGTCCTTCCCTCGGAACACTTCACGCTTCCTGGCACGCTTGATCAGCGACGGTCGCACGTTCAGCGGGGGAAGTGAATCCTCGGTTGCCCAATCTTCTCTCAATCTACTCTCCACGTCACTAGAGGGGTATGAGTATAGCAGTGGCTACTTGCGCCCGCGGGTCCTCTTCAGCATCGCCCGATATTCCCCGATCAGGTCCTTCAGCTCTTTGCTGTACGGATTCGGAATCGAGTCGACATATGGTTCCCTATCAGCGAGGTACTTCCTCAGCGCCGTCCGCTCTCCCAGCTGCCATAGCCGCTCAGCGTTCGTTCTCACCGCTGCCATGAAACTCTCAGCTTCGTCCTGCTCGGCTTGGATTCGCAGCTCGTCGGCTAGCAGCATCGCAAGGTCGACAGTTTGCTCGAGGTCTTCGTTGTCGATGGCTCGAGCGATCTGCTTGATTCGGTGGTAGAAGGCGTCACGGGCGATGTCTTCGATGGTGCGGTATTGGGGTATGCGCCCGGTTTGGATCAGCGCCCCCGCTGCGCCGGCGAGAGGCTTCGGGATGTTGACCCGCATATGGAAGCTGTGTCCTTTGCGGTCCTGGCTGTGTGTGTAGAAGTGGTGCGGGTCGTAGGGGTCGTCCTCGTCGATGGTGTCCCAAGCATCCAGCCCAGCACCGGTTTCCCGCGCCGCCCGGTACTCGGCTAACGCGGTGACATAGATCGATGATTTGGAGGCACTGAGCCTGTCTGCTTCCTGCTCGACCCATTCGAGAAGGTTCGTGTTGATCACGAAAGAGGTGCGAGTTGAGGCTGCTTTCTTCGGTTGATCATTGTCAACTACCACATGCATCTCGAGTCTCCTGTCACGTCGGGGGTTAGATTCTAGCCTGTTTCCCGGGAATCGGGAAGTCATTGGTTTCCCCGGGTTTCCGGCCCGCCATTACGTTCTCAGATGTTTCCAGTTTCGTCCTTTTCCTGATACGCTTCCACCCGTAGATCTACATAGGCCCCAAGGAGCTCCCCGTGGCACGCACAGACTTACCAACAGCAACTCCCCTTTCGCAAGCCGGAGTGGTCAACCCGACATTCACCGCCGCGATTGTTGACGGCCATATGTTCAGCAACGACGGAAACATCTGGCTTGAGGTACTCAACAACGATGCGAGCGCCAAGACAATCACGATCCAGACCGGCGCCGTCGAGCAAGGTGATCTTGCCATTGACGACCGCACAATGGTGGTGCCGGCTGGCCAGGTTGGCTACATTGGCCCGTTCCCTCCGTCGCCGTACAACCAAGTGTCGGGTGCCGACGCGGGCAAGGTATATATCGACTACTCGGCGACCACTTCTGTGACGGTGTGCCTGTTCAGGAAGTAGCGATCGGTCTTCCTCCCCTGGGAAATGAGCTGACCGGGGGATAGAGGTATTCCCACACCATTTCGATGTGCCTGCATGGTTCTGGGGCCGGGTGGTATCGCCATCCGAGACCCTTCTTCCCCTTGTCGGCTCGCACCTGTGTCCTCTGATTGACCTTGCGGAAGAAGTACGCGGTGCAGGTGCAATCCGAGATCCGTCCCGGGTCGAACGTCACTGTGTAGGGACCTTCACCTAGCCTCTCCCAACCCGGTTCCGGGTCGTAAACATAGAAGGTGCGTACCGGAACACCCATCGGGCGCACCCGCTCTGGTTCTTCCGACTTACCGAACGGCCCGACCCACTCAAACAAAGCCACCCACTCGTCCCGGCATCGTCCACATAGCTGATGGGATCCGCCGTCCTGCACCGACTCTTTCCGCACCTTCCATTTTGGTTCACCGAGAACGTAGAACGGCAGCCCGCATAGCGCCCACTCGCCATCGTATCTGGCCGTGTGGAAGATGTGTACGGTCTTGGTGAATGCGGTCCTCCACAATGCCCATCGGTCGTCCTCTGTTACTTGGTCTCTCAACGTCATGGTATTACCTCTTCTCTCCATCGTCTGGCATGAAAGTATTACGTAATACTCTCATGCCTAGTTTACTTTCTTCCGTAATACTCCACAACTCCACTACCGGGGGTAATAACCTCATGCCATCATGCCAGGTTTCATAGGTATTACCCCTTATGCCGTCATGCCAGGGGTATTTCCACCTGGCATTAACGCGCGCGCACGCGCGATATAGATATAGGGGAAATGGGGGGTCATTGGCATGAGAGTATTACCCTCCCTTCTCTATGTAGTCATAGATCTGGTCGTCCAGGGCGTTGACAAGACGTAACCGCGGATCCGGTGAAGTCAGTACACGCTCAATGGCCCTCTCCATATCTATTGGAACACCAATAGCCTTGGCGGTTGCCAGAACTTCCTCGACCTCCATAGCCTCCTTCACGGGACGGCGTAAGCCAATAGCCACACAAGTCCCAACCACGGCCATGTTCGGCGCGCCTCGAAAGATGTCGGCCAAGTGACGTAGTGTGTCTCCCTTCACCCCGCCCTCTCTCCTCGGTTGAGTTCCCGCAGCTCGTCCAGCAACTCAACCCGCTCTTTGTCCAGTTGCACCTGGTCGATGTCGAAGAACTCGGCGATCAGGAACGAGTTGTTTTCCAGTGCCGGCTCCAGATAGTCGACATGGGTAGCCCACCCGGCCAGCTGGTAACCGAACTCTCCCTGCGCCCAATCCAGGAACCTCTCGATCAGTACTTGATCCTCGAAGGTTCGGCTGTGGCGATCCAGCATCGATTCAGACATCCTGTTCCTCCCTCATCAGCTCATACATCGTCTCGAAGTAGATCTCGTCCAACGGGTCCGGCTCCGGTGCCACCGTCGGCCACGGCGCGTCGTCTGGTTCCCCCCCAGCGCGCTCCAGATAGCTCGAGACGGGCGTGCCATCCCTAAAGGCATCCTCGAGACTGCCCTGCTCGAGATCACGGTCTCGAGCGACGTCACATGCTTCCATAGTCACTTCCTCTCTCTCAATGCTGTGCCTAGCCGCCACCCGGCCTTCACGCACACGACCACACCGATCACTAGCCAGCCGATCACTGGCAGCAAGACTGCCAGGAAATAGAAAGCCAAGATCACCATGTAGTCGCGGACGTCCTCAACCATGCTCGGTTCAACTCTCATGATCTGGCTTCTCACAGCTTCACCGCCGCCGAGTACACGAAGTACACGATCGATCCGAGTAGGAGAATCGCAGCCACCAGCCCGACGAAGGCAAGGTCGGCTTTGGTTGCCGGCTGCCAATCACCTTCGTCGCTAATCCTGTTTCTCTTCATCCCGTTCCTTTCTCTCAAGCCATTCCAGCATCCACTGTTCCAGCTTCACCAACGGTTCATGCAGCAACAACAACACGATCGCCAGCACAACCGACACGCCACCTAGCCACGTCATTGCTTCACCCATCTCGAACGGTTGCGGATTCATTCGTCACCTTCCAGGGATTTTACGATCGCATTACGCAACCACCTGGGAATTGGTTTACCGGTCTTGTTCGCTCGCCATTCCACAATGTCACGCGCCCACCATATGGGCCGGTCGGTTGACCCGATCAGGTACGCTGGCTCTGGCATGTCCAGCTTGCCCGCTTTGCGTCGGTCGTTCCAGATGCGGGGAGTGTTCTTTGACACCGGGGCGTCCATCCAAATCAGGTTAATCAAGTCGGCGATCTCCATGTCGGTAATCAGCTTCCCCATCATCGCTTTGATCTGGTTCTGTTCGCCACGGGTGAGAGGGACCGTCATAGCAACCCCAACCTGTCGGCCTCTTCGCAAAACCCTTCCCACCCCGCGTCGTCCAGCGCCGGGGCGCCGTACAATGCCCAGACACCATGCAGCTCGTCCCACTTCCACGGTTTCTCGAAGAAACCCAACACGAGGTCTACGTGTTCCCGGACACCCCAAAACAACTCGGCGAGGACATGCTTGGCGAAGTCGTTGACGTCTTCCGGGTCGTCGAACCAGCAGCAATGACGTTCGTGAAGTTCAGCTACCATACGTCATCCTCTCCGATCAGCCCAATGAAGCGAGCAAGATCCTCGTTACCGTTAGCGAGATCCTGGGTAGCCCGATCTTCGATTGCCTCAAGTAGCGGCACGGTTTCCCACAGCTCCGCTTCCGGAGCGCCCCACTGTGCCCAACCATGTTCGGCAAAGTCGGCGTAGACCCTTACCTCTTGTTCGCTGTCTGTCACAAGGACAAACTCAATTGCGGCTAGTTTCATATCGCCATCCTTTCCTCGTTGTCGGTTGCGAACACCGCAACCTGGTGCTTACACATGATGTTCGGATTGGTCTTCGCTGCCATGCATGTGCACACGGAAGCGAGATCCTGGTCGGCAGGCACCGTCACTGTGTAGATGTCACGCTCGCCAGCGACTCGAAAGATTCTGCCGGGAATCTCACGGACATTAGCCCGGGGAATTTGGGTCCCCCTTAGGGCAGCGCCCGGTTCGATCTCGGGCATGAATTGGTCCTGGTCGTGAGTAGCGAACCACGATCGCAGACAGGTCTTGCACACGTCGCCGGATAGCTTCACTTCGGATGGGACGGCGACCCAACGTTCCTGCCACCTTCCAATTCGACGTTCCTGCCACCTTCGAATCGGGTCGGGGAGTAACGTTGGGTCGCCGTGCAAGTACGGTCCGGCCATCCCGCACAGCGCCCGCACTCCACCGTCGGTAAACACGTGCGCCTTACCGGTATCGAAAATCCATGCCTGCCAACTAGTCACTGTTCACCGGCTTTCTATCTGGCGACATTTCAACCGGCTTGATCGACCATGCCCTCTCATCGGCCCGCCGAGCTGCGTCCACGTCGCGCGCCTTCGCAGTCAACTTCCCCCCGGCGTCGGCCAGCATCGACGCGTAGGCCTCGGGGATGGTGGGCCGCAGCTGGCTTTCAGCTTTCACCACTGTCCCAGTGTCCCAACGTGTCCCAATGCGGTCCTCTGGCGCCGCTGGGTAGACATGGAGACTCACCCGGTAGCCAACCGGTATCACAATCTCGACCATGACAAACGCTACGTCACTTTCAACGCCGGTTTCGTAGAATCGCCAGTCATTGACGTAAACGTGGGCAGTGCGTAGACCCGCGACCCTCACCCCATCGTATCCAGGGATGGTGTCAGTGAATCCCTTGTAGAAATGCAAATCCATATTGTTCCTTTCGCTAGACGTAATCGACGTCGACTAGTTCGTCCATTGGGAGCGTCACGGGACGAACACAGTTGCGGCATTCCATCTCGCCACCTTCGCCACCTTCCATCCCGCAGTAGTGGCCACGCGCCTCATAGCCGTCGTCGACTCTGTGAACCGTGTACTCCCAGATGTTCCACGCGTCACCTTCGTTGACATTGCCACCAACCAACCCGCACCACGGGCATTCGAATTCGACGCCATTGTCCCCGGGTTCTTCCGGGTTTTCAGGGACGATTAGCAATGGCTTAGGCCCCTTCTCTGCCCCATCCAACGCTTTGCCTAGTGTCTCCCGCGCCGTCGTAAGTGCGTTCACTACCGATGGCTGGTCAAGTTCATCCAGGTAGGCAAGCGCGTAGTCGAGTGCGTCCCATGCGGTTGATAGGTGCTTGGCTTCGTGTGCCTCCATCATGTTCCTTTCCTGCTGGCCAGCACCACCTTGGCCGCTGCCAGCCTTTGCTTGTCCTCTTCCGTATTGAGCCAAGGCAACATCTGCAGTGCCTTGACCATGTTGCGTAGGGCATAGGTCGGTTGGTTGCCGACAATGGCTTTAGCGTCCTGGAGATTCACCGCTTCACCCCCCCGCTAACCGTCCGCAACTCGTCGGCGTCAAACTCGAACCAGCACCACGCCAGATCGCCTATGGGCCAGAGTTTGATCGTGCGGCCATTCAGATACCGGAATACCGGCCGCATCGTCCACTGGCTACCGTCGTCCGGGTAGGTGACAACGATGTCACCGTTCGGTTGCGCCTCTAGCCGGTTACTCTCCCCGTCGTTGAACAATGTGCGTTGCTCGGATAGCACCGTTGCCATGCCAACACTGTCGACATAAGGCACCGACCATCCGTTCCAATGTTCGCCTTTCACAACGTACGCAGGGATTGGTGGTAGCCATTCCTCGTCGAGCATCCGCCAGTCGCCCGTGATCTCGGTTCGTGTCAACTCGCTAAGCATTGTCGACTTCCTTTACTGGGTAGTCGGCCGGAATCGGTTCGCCATCGTGGTAGTACTCGAATGGGCAGCGGCCACTAGGCACGGGCGTCATTTGAGTACTAATGCTGTCGTCCCATGATCGGCCGCAGTTTCCGCATGTTGCTATGTCGAATCGGTTAGGCCGGGTTTCCCCGGGAATTTGGGTAGCCATTAGGTTCCTTTCCTTGTGGCGTTTGGTCCTTTGCGCCGGGCGTTCACTCGGCGCCCCATGTCGTGTCGGTGGCCTACCAGCCGGGCTAGGCGAACCGTGCCCGGGTCGATCCTTGGCCCGTTCTTGTGTCGGTTAATCGTGTGGCATGGGTCGACCGATACGGCGTACACATGGCACGCTACGCAGCATCGGTCGGGACGGTGCAACCCATGAATCACTGTTCCCCCCCTTCATGCTCGGCCGCGTAATGGTCCTGGTATTCTCGTCGGCTGAAGGACTCGCCGTCCTTGCGATCAATCAACATGATCTCCACGCCGCACGCTGGACAGGACACAATCAGATTGGCGCCTAGCCACGCGACAGACCGGGCGTAGGGGATTCCGATACTCATCACAAGCTCCTCTGGGATATGCCATACCGGCTCCTCTGGGATATGCCATACCGGTCGGCGAGCACATAGACATCGGTCCAGCTTGATCCGCAATTGACACAACCGCATTCCTGCTTTGCTGTGGCGCCGTCGACCTCTACTGATCCCCCTTCGATATCGGTGTGGCCGCATACCGGGCACGCGGGTATGACGTCGACCGCTATGTGTGGATTCATTAGTATCCCCTTTCTAATTGCGCGTCCGTCTTGAGGACATCGGCCCCCGCTCGCGCCCTGCTTGCCTCTGTACGCAACCGTTCGGCCCATGCGGCCAATTCGTCGGCCTTCCCTTCCCATCTAGCAGCTTGCGCGTTGCGGGCGTTCTGGGCGATCTCGGCACGGTTAGCGGTGAAGACTTCATACAGCTCCGGGCCGAAGTCTTCCACTAATGCTCTCGCATAGCCTTCGGGCAGGGCGGGGAGCATGAAGCTAGGCCGGTCATCGATTGGTGCGCGCTGCAGGCTTCCCCCACCCCACGCGTAATCCCCGATTCGATTCCAACGCTCAAATTCGATACGCAGATACCCCTGGACTGCTACCCGCTTGCCTGGCGGTACATAGGCCGCGTCATGCATGTGGATCGTGGCGTAATAGTACGGCTGATCTTGCGGTAGGTCGGTTGATTCATCGACAAACTCGACAGTGAAAGCGTGCTCGCCCCGGTCAAGCGTGTAAGTGAAGTACTTATTGGTCATTATCTGGTCCTTTCCTCAAATCTCTAGTCCCTTGGCGCAACCTTCGCACGCTATTTGGTGCCATCCCTCAAAAGGGCCTGTCCTTTTCATCATCGTGCTTGTGTCTATTCCGCAGATCCCAACCTCTGTCCGCTGGGTCTTCGGAACATGCAATACAATATGAACTTGACCGAACGGCTGGCCGGGGGATTGCTCTCGCCTTAGCTCAATTCGTGTATCGATCATTGCTCTGTTCCTTTCCAGGGCAATCTGTTCCCGCTCGGCCCGGTAATCCCCGGGATATGTGTATGGCATTAGCACCGTCCTCACCCTTTCGTGTGATAGTTGCGGAGAATCTCGTCGCGCATCCTTGCGGGATATTCCCAGCGGAAACTGCTGGCATAAGTGTCGGTCACCCGGCTAGCGAACAAATCACCGATCCCCTTGACCCATTCGGCCAGCACTATGTGGCCGTGCAACGGTGACAGTGGGTCGATTAGTTTGAATCCCACTACCCGGAAAGTTTCGCCCCCCTGGTCGACTTCGGCACCGACCTCTAGGTTGGCATTGGTGAAGTTGCTGATATGTGTACTCACGTGAGCACCCCCTTCAACCTCTGTCGCTCGACCCTCCGCCTTGCTCGCTTGCACCCCTTCGCCGCGCGCCGTTCCATCTGCCTCTGCCACCTGGCCAGCTCGCCCCGCTCGCCGCGCGCCGTCATCGGAGCACCAACGATCGCACCATCGAGTTGAATAGGGTCGGGTCGTCGGTTGTCGCTAGGGTCAACTCGTTGAGAGTTTCCCGGACCCATTGCAGAATGGCGCCGGGGTTCTCGGCGGTCATCATGCGGCCATCCAGCTCGTGGAGTACTTCCAGCATTGAATTGCGGGCATCCATTTCTTGCGCGTCACGTAGCTCGGCGGTGAGGTCTTCCAGCTCGTATTGCGCCTCGTCTAGCGCATTGGATGCCCGATTGATCTTTTCCTCTAGGGCGAAGAGGGATCTACCGATTGTCTTCTGGACGCCTTCTATGATTCCCCGCGACCATTCACTGCAATCGCCTTCGGTCTCACTGTCGGTTATCTGATTGAGGTTGCTAGTTGCGGTCTGCAACTCGTCAAACTCTTCACCGACTGCTGTCACTGCCCGATGAAGTCTGTACGCTTCATCTGCAAAGTCTATCTTCCTAGCCATTGTCTGTTCCTTTCCTATGGCTTAGAGTCGAGTGTAGTGATTCTGCTACACATTACAAGGGGGTTTTTCTCCGGGATTTTGGGTCCCATTAGGCCCCGGGATTTTGCCTTACCATTTGCCCCGGGTTTTCGGGTTTCCATTAGGGTTTGGCCGCATGAGCTCTTCCAGGATCTTCCAGAAGGATATGTGTGCCGGCGCATGTGATGACTAGTCACCATATGTGTGCCGGCATATATATCCGGTGACGCATATGCACGTCGGTGCATATGGTTTCCTTCTACTTTCCTTGCTCAAGACCCATATACTGGAAAGTTTTTAGCCGGCGTCTAGCTGGCACCCTATTCGGTTGTCGGTTGTCGGTTCCTTTCCTTTCGATTGCCTACCGTTAAAGGTCCCGCGCCACTAGGACGCGGGACCTTTCACGCTAGTCAATCGAGAAGGTCGGCTACGACATATCTATACTCAGTGCCATATTCGAGCAGCAAAGATGCCGGGTCATCATGATTATCCACGACGAGACTCATTATGTGCTCCAGGCTATCGACAGATCTAGCCTCACCGGTTTCGCCCTCCACGATTGTCGCGACTGCTAGCGCTACGATCGCGTATTCCCCACTCGTTCGACCATAACGCGAACAAGGAACCATTCCACTTTCGTCGGTCAAATAAGCTATCGCTTGCGCGTCGGTCAGAGGTCCCAACGAATCAAGGTAACGCAACACCGCCCGGGGATAGTTATGCTGACCATACGGTGAGGAATCCTCGTCATGTCGATATTCCTTGTTACATCGGTCACCATGCCCATTGCGGCTATAGCATCTGGTCATCTATTCCTTTCCTTTCGTCGACTAAGTATCGGGAAAGGTCCCACCAATGGCGCGGGACCTTTCGCGCTAGCTAGTCGATAGTGGCGACAGACGAACCCGGACGACGCCCGAAGTTATAAGTACTATTAGCCGCCCATCGTGATTTGCTAATTAGGTCCCGATGATATTGGTTCGAAAGGTCGACTAGTTCGACCATCCAATATTCATATACCGATTCCGGCTCGGAATACCATTCATAGACCTTATCGACACTTGCTTGATATTTAGTAAACTTTTCACCCTGTTCGTCGACTGCTTCGAAGGTATAGCAGTCGACTCCGCGATCCTTGTGATGGATTGTTCTAGTTAAGGTTAGATCGCCACTGGGCGCGATCTTCCAGGCAGAGATGTCAACATAAGCTCGATCGTCGTCCAGGGTCCCAACGTCAAGCGCGAACCAGTAAGGCCCATCACCGTAATCGTTGACATATCCGTAGCCGTCGCCACCTCTAAGTGTTCCGATTCGTTCGGCGGTAGCTTCAGCAGCATATTCCACTGCAGACGGATCATTAGGTCGAAAACCAATTACCCTCGACAAATAGATTTCGCCCATTCCTTCGTGATGTGAGATTACAACTAGCGCCATGTCCTTTCCTTTCGTCGGCACTATGACGCCGACCCCTAATCGGTAGGAGTCGGCGCGGATAGTGTCTACCAAAAGAAGTTATGCGCACACTCTTCAAATTCGCAATTATTAGAATCAGGGTCTCCACACAACAATTCAGCACAGATCAAGTTACCTTCGAAGAAGTCAACAAGCATATTCTCTGGTAGTACCCGCTCGTTCAACCATTCAAGCGATTCTTGAGCGATCTCGTAGACCCATTCTGTTTCCGGCGATTCTTCAATTGTTTTTCCTAATCGATAATCCTCAAGTGCCTTCCTGTCTGAAGGTCGCAGTCGGTATCCATATGACACTGCGATATCAATTGCGCGATAAGTGTTATGCCAACCTAGGGCCGAATCTAGCCAACAACCGACTTCGCCGGTGAAGGATTGCGTTGGGAGGCATTCCCGACCCCAGCGATTGTCCATTTTCAGCACATCGGAAAGGATTTCTTCGAACACGTCGCCAGATACCCTTATTGTTTTGTCGGCTGATAGGTAGTTGAGGTGTTTTCTGGTCGTTGGTCCCCACTCATTTTCCATTTCGCGTAATGTCCACCCTTCGCCGGTGACATATACGCCGATTGGAGTCGAATAGCTGAACCCTACCTTCACATCATGCCCGATTCCGACGATTGAGAAGTTGTCCCGATTCGTTGGATGATCAATGTCGATACTCATCATGTTCCTTTCTATCGCTTGGTTGCGATTCTTGCGACCAGGACGGCCCTAATGATGACTAGCGCTACGATGACAATTCCAGTTTCCACAATTCCTTTCCTTTCCTTGTGGAGTCTTCCCTTTCTCTATCGGTCCATTATAAGCTTGACTGTAGCTATTCTGCAACTTAATTCGGGCGATTTCTCGATTGCTAATTTTCACCCTTAACGAGCTCTCCCACGACCCCAACGACCCGGCCCATAGCTTCTGGAGTAATAGGTGAGCAATAACTTACCTTTCGGTGTAAGGCTAATGGTCAGGGTGTAGCTGCTATGTCGGGCTCAGTGATCATCGGGTCGACAGGTAGCTAGAGAGTTATTGGTAATAATTGGAAAAGACTCAATAGGTAAATACTGGGAAGGGTGAGAATTATTCTCAACTACCAATGATTGCCAATCGCTCGGCGACCCAGATATTGCCAATTGAGAATGGATATCAATTGGTAAATATTTCCAGCCGGCAGAGCTCTGGGAAATACTGGAAAACGACTAGTAAATCCTGGAAATGGCAAATACTGGAAACGAATTTCCAGTAAATGCCAACCACTCCCAGAAAATGGAAAACCCCGGCGAGGACTAGCCCCAAAACCGGGGCATAGCTCACACAATTTTTGCCCCCAAACTGCTGAAGGTTTACTTGTTTAGGAGGTAAGAATGGGGGGGTCATAGGGGTCGTTTACTTGTTTGGATAGTAAGCGGCGGGGTAGTAGAATAGGGGCGACGGCACACCTGGGCGGGACGCCCCAACCTGCCAACTAATCACGGCAGGGGCAGCTGATAACTGCGAGCGCCACGACAGGTGAGGATGCCGGGGCCCGCGACCCGACAACGGCTGCGGAGGCCACCCCCGGCAACCAAGCCGTCAGGCGACCAAAGGAAGGCGCAAGGAAAGGACAACTAATGGACGAACCCAGGTTCACAATCGAGCACACCCACCGAGTCGTCAAACTCGAGTACCGGCTGCGACCCGCCAACAAACGGAAGCGCATCGTGCTGCTCGACCACACCGGCAACTACTACAAGGTCGACAAAATCATGGTCCACGTCAGCGGCCAAAAGCAAGCCACCGCCGTGTTCTACGGCTACCGCATCATGCCCGACACCGGAGCTCACCTCGACCCGTCCCCCACCCACTTCGTACCCGACGAGAAACTGATCGCCGGGATCAAAGAAGAAATCGAAGGGATCGTGCGGCAACAAATCGAAACACTACTATGAGCGACAGGAGCAAGATGGACAGCAACGACGTATTGGCCCAAGTACAGGACAAGCTCGAGGCAAGCGACAAAGCCGGCATCGTCGCGATCACCGACAACGGGACAGTCGTGCTCAACCTCGAGCCGGTAGTGCTCGCCACCCTCAAGGTGCTGGAAGAGAACAACTACCTAGAGCTGGGGCCAGTCAACGAAGAAGACAATGGCGATGGGTGAACATTGGAAGTCGAACCTGGTAAACACACTGGCGTCCTTAGTGATGCTGGTCTGGGTGCTGGTCGCATTCCTGGAGGTGATTCGGTGAGTGCCGAGATGAGTGACGAACAGACACGCATAGTTACGTATAAGACTATGTGGGTACCCGCATCTCCGTTCAAGATCGACGCCGCAAAGTACAAAGATGGAATCTCCGTGTGGTTGCCGCACCAATGCGACGAATGGGAAATCGTTGGCCGTGCTCCAACCGTCGAGGCCGCAGCGAAAGTGTTGCGAGAGTTTGCCTCCGATCTGTTGACGGCTGCCGGTTCGCTGGAGGAACTGATCGGAGGGGTTGATGAGTGACGAACAGACCCGCACCGAACCCCTAATGGAAGCTCTTGAACTGGCCTGGGGGCTGATAGCCAACGCTAGCAACTGGGATTTAGAGGGACCAGCTATCGGCACCGAATCCCTTCCCAGTTCTCTGTTCGACACCGACGAGATCACATGGGGCCTAGATGACGAGGACGAGTATCAAATCGTCGCCATGCGTGAGTATGTCGAGCCGTCCGTAGACGACGTGTACTGACCTTTCAGGAGCACGCATAACCACCGATATGTATCGGAGAAATCTTGACCATGCAACTGCTCATAGCAAATGAACGATTGACAATGGACAGCCTGATGGCCATCGCCAATGCGCTACCTAAACACGCCTACCTTGATTTGCACGGTTGTCAGATTGACAACTGGGACGGTAATCGATTGCCTAAAGATGGGCCAACGTTTTTCGTTTCGGGATGCCTTTGTGTCGGAGCAGAGGAATCGGTGGGCATAAACATAGATACTTCGTACCGACAGAGCAATGGGTTAGCTGAGGATGCGCCGTAAACTTGACGGACGTCATACGATGCGTTCATGAATGAACTAGCTCAACCATACCGCGACCCAGTTTTCAATCTCGAACTTGGCCAGCGAGTAATCGAAGAACTCATGACCCAAGAGGATTGGGATTTCCTACTCGACCGGCTTTTCTTATCCGAACTGGAAACACCGGAAATCAAACTCTCTAAGTATTCCTGACACCACGAATTGTGGCGGAAACTTCGCGTTCTGCTAACCTATTCACCAATGACGATGCGAGTAGGAGTGGTGCATGACGGACTACTACCGGGCCGGGCTTAACAAGCTCGACCTCAAAGAACCGCCGAAGGGCGGACCTGCGATTCTTCTCTACGACCTCGAGACGGCGCCAGCAAACGCATGGGACTGGAGCGCTTACCGATCGAACGTAGTCGACGTTCAGCAACCCCCCTACGTCCTGTGCTTCGCATACAAGTGGCTCAACAAACCAGGCGTCGGTTTCGTAGCCATCAACCACAACCCCGAGTTCGAAGCTGGGGGTTGCGTTCTTTGCTCCAACAACAACGACGACAGATGGGTCGCTGAACGGCTCGGTGCTCTGTTCGACCGAGCTGACATCACCATCGCCCACAACGGCGACAAGTTCGACAAACGCAAAGCCAACTCAATGTTCCTAGCCCACGACCTCACCCCGCCGTCCCCTTACCAAACCATCGACACGCTGAAGGAGTCGAAACGCTACTTCGCCGAGTTCAAACACAATCTCGACTATGTGACCCGCCACCACGGACTCGGCGGCAAAGAGCCCAACACCGGATTCGAGCTTTGGTACCGCTGCATGGTTGGCGACCCGAAAGCGTGGCGGGACATGGAGAAGTACAACCGACGTGACGTGATGCAGCTCGAGAAGTGGTATTTGAAGATCCGGCCCTGGATTGGCGAACCCGGGAAGAAGCATCACCCGAACCTGGCGTTCTGGGGTGAGGACGGGATACTCACCTGCCCCAAGTGCCTCTCGACGAAAGTCTGGAAACGGGGATATCACCGCACCACCGTGTCCGAATTCCAAACCGTTCAATGTCAGAACTGTGGCGGTTACTCGAGGGCCAGGGCCAGGGTTTCGCAGCGCCGGCCGAACCCGGACTCCCCACGGGTCGGAGCTCTGTAAGGAACTGTCAGCGACTCTCAGGTAGCGTTGAGAAAGGCATCTGCTGCGTTGCTCGCATCAGCTGCTATACTCGCCACCGACACAGTTGCCCGGCAGATTGGAGTCCCGGGCAAGGCGCCCGGTCATGGTGCCCGACATATGCGAGAAGGCCCCTGTGATTTGTTCCTTTCCTTCAGGGGCCTTCTCGCGTCTAGCGTTGGAAAACCGATAACGGTATCGGTAAACCGATAACGATTATCAACACGACCGGAATTATGTGCTAGAGTCCGCGACGAGGCAGGCATCCAAGCTCCCTCTCCACGTCAGGCGAACGGCCCCCATCCACCTCTGGGGGCCGTTTGTTGTAGTATGTGGCTCTGGTGTTGGGAGGTTCGAATGATCCAAAAGTCAGATCCCGTGATTGCGCCCCCGGTTGGGTGGTCCTATCACAAGCCGACATTGAAATATCGCGACGGCCTACCCGTCGGTAACTGCGGGACGCTCGGTAACTTTATGCCGGAACATATCGCCATCGAACTCGGTCTTGAGCGTTGCAAGCGATGCAACTGGAAAGTTTGACGAGTTTGACGTTTGCGGTAATATTGGCAAGATAGTAAACTACCCCCAGTAGCCGAAAGGGTTATACATGAGCAAGAAGAGCAAGATGATCACAGTCACGGTCAAGCCAATCCCGGCGAGTCTGTGGAAGGACATCAAGCTGACAGCGGTCGCCCAGGAACGAACCGTTGCTGATGTCGTAACCGAGGCGCTAGGTAGGTACGTCAAAGACAAGTGAGGTGCAACGATGCTGAGGAAACTGGTAGGGACCTTCACCGCCGCCATACTGCTACTGGCAATACCGTTAGCTGCAGCCGCGGATCCAATCAACCCCAACGACCCTGATTATTGGGAAGACAAATTCGAGCACGCCGGCCACTGCGTCAAATACGAAACACCGTCAGACACGCCCCACGGATACGAAACTGCTGATGGGTTAGCTGTAGTGCTAAACCCCATCCAGCCAGCATGGGGAGATCATTGGGAAGGACTAGTAGTCAAAGCGGCGACGGAAAACGCGGTGTACCCCCATCCCACAGCAGGGGTGGCATACTACGGAGCCAACCCTGAATATGAGGTCTCCCATTGGATCGTGTGCAAGGCCCAGGAGGAACCGCCATCAACGACCACCACCACTTCTACAACAACCCCCCCGACTACAAGCACGACCACAACCACCACACCGGTTACTACCACAACAACCGTCGTCACCACCACCACCGCACCACCGACTACCACCACTACGGAACCGCCTGTTACAACGACGACTGTGCCGGAACCAAAGCTGCCGACAATATGGTGTGAGTGGGACAACCGGGACAAAGACACCGGGGCACACGAGCCGATCATTTCGGACTGGCCGATGCAGCTAGACCCAGGGCTGTTCCAGTTCGCCTACGTGGCATACGATCGGGTAACCGGTGACTACATCGGTATGCAAGAGTTCGGTCCGACCACTCCCGGCTACCACGACTCGTGGGTGGATCCATACCCGCCTGTGCCGGAAACCGGGTTCATCGTTGAGTTCATCGTCAACGGCGAGCTGTACTACACGCTTGACGACCCGGACTGTGTGAAAGAGACACCGCCGACCACCACCTCGCCGACCACCACCTCGCTACCGCCAGTCACAACCACCACCATCCCGGTGTGCCACGACCATGACGGCGACGGGGTGAAGACCTACCAGGTCGACACCGAGAACCACAAGAAAGGCGAGGTCTGCGAACTGCCCAATACCGGTGCGGAACTGGAAGACATCGCTATCGGAGCGGGCGTTATGCTAGCTCTCGGCATGTTGGCGCTCGCAGTGGAAGCTGACCGGCGAGCAAGACGAAACGAGATCTGATTGAAAACCTTCGACGGCATTCTCGAGGCATGGGCGAGGCGTTGGGTACTGATCGGCGAATGTGCCGGAAGTGTCTTGCTCCCCGGCGCCGTCGAAGCGCTACATCAGGAACTTGTTGAGAGCGGATGGTCCCCCCCTGCTCCCCCCCCATCCTTCCCCCTCGGCGGGGGGGGAGCCATCCAGCCGAACACCTCCACCCCACCCCAGATTCACCCCAACCAGATGACCGTGCAAGACTGCATAGCTGAAGACTATGTGGACCCGCATGTCACGCGACCGCACTGACCCCCATAAGCGCTCATGACAGGTTTCCGTGACGAAATCCTGTCAACCCCCCTCAGCAAGTAGCGCTCTTTTCGCTGGCTGGCTCACGTCACAGTGCAGGCACCAAACCCAGATGTCGTAGAATTTGTAGATTGGAAACTCGCCAATACGCACCTGGAACCGGTACTGCATGTATCTCCCACAGAGCGAACAGAAGCCTGGGGTGACACCTGAAGTGTCCTCCAATTCGCTTTCCCAGTTCTCGTGCATACCGTCCATTCGGGTATTGTAGATGTGATGAGAGAAGTTAACGATGTTGTCAAAGCAGCTAAACAAGTCGAGAATGCTTTCAACCTGAAACCAGATGAGAGGATCGAAGACTTGCCTGAAGTTGATTCCAGCGGCGTCAACCTGTCCGCCAGCTTCCGGGAACCCTGGGAGCGAAGCCCCGACGAAACCGAGAAGGCATGGGCCGCTTTCCAGCTTTACCGAGATCTCGGTCCGAAGCGCCGAACCAAAGATTTGCAAGACGCCGGGTTCTCCTCAGCGTCGATACATGGCTGGAGACACAAGTACGAATGGAACCAGCGCGTATCCGCCTGGGACATCGCCCAGGACCGCATCTACCAGCTACGTCGAATCGAAGCTGTCAAAGAGATGGCGGACCGTCACGCCAGTATCATTGTCGACGCCCTCGAGTCCATGTCGATCCCGTTCAAAGCGTTGCAGAGGAAGCTCAAGACCAACCCTCACGCCATCGACGAACTCAGCGAAAAGGACACGATCAAGCTGCTGGACACGGCTTCGAAGATGGCGCGCAACATGCCGGGACTCATGTCATCCGAACGGCTGGTGCGGGGAATGCCAACAGAGATCATCGAGCACTCGGGGGAGGTGACACACACGCATGACCTACACCGAGACCAGATCGGAGACATCCTCACAGCCCTCAGATCCGCTGGGGCTTTTACAGACGGAGGATCTAACGGAAGCGGAAGTGGCGACGATCTCGAGATCATTGAAGCTGAGATTGTCGAGTTACATACCGACGATCCCGTTCCCTAAGCAACACGCCTTCCTGTTGCTCTACGACACCCGGGAAGTGCTGTATGGCGGGGCTGCCGGCCCGGGCAAAAGTGAAGGGCTGTTGATGGAAGCCTCCCGCGACGTCGACGACTACCCCACCCAAGCCCTCATCATTCGCCGCACCTACAAAGACCTTGCCCAGCCCGGAGGTCTCATTCATCGATCCCACCAGTGGTGGAGAAATACTAAGGCGCATTGGGATGGCACCAACTTCACATGGCGGTTCCCATCCGGCGCAACCGTCTCGTTCGGTTACATGGAACACGAAGGCGACGAGCTGCGATACCAGGGTGGTGAATACCACGTCGTATGTTTCGATGAGCTCACCCAAATACGTGAATCCCAATACCTCTACTTGTTCACCCGGACCAGGCGTGTCGAAGGCTTCCCCGTGCCGCCGCGTGTTCGCTCGGCTTCCAACCCTGGGGGACCCGGACACGAATGGGTGCGGAAACGCTGGAACCTCCCATACGGCCCAGCCTATCCTCTGTCGAAAACCCGCAAATACATCGGCGCTACGCTCGACGACAACCCGTATTTGGATCAGGAAGACTACGAAGCGTCGTTGCAGATTCTCGCCGACACAGCCGACGGCAACAGCGTCACATACGAACAGTTGCGACACGGCGACTGGTCGGCGCAAGCCTCAGGCGGGTTCCTGGATCCGAGACGGTTCAAGCAGATCGGCTGGAAAGACGTCCCCGAACCGCACCAGTTCGAACTCGTGTTGCGCTACTGGGACTTCGCCGCTACCCAACCGTCCGACCTAAACCCGAACCCGGACTGGACCGCAGGGGTGAAAATTGGGCGGACCCTACCCAAAGGCCGCGAAATCATCGACCCCCGGACCGGCAACCACATCATCCCCACCCAGGACTACTACATCTTCGACATCAACCGCTTCCGCACCGACCCGGGCAACGTCGAACTGGAAGTCAAGTCAACAGCTAGGCGGGACGGCGCTGGTGTCGCTGTGTGGGTCGAACAAGAACGAGGATCTGCCGGCAAGTCGCTGGTGTGGCGATTCCAGAACGACGTGCTACCCGGCTACCACGTCCACGGCCTCTACGCCACATCGGACAAAGAGACTCGTGCCAAAGCGGTCGCCAACCTGTCAACCTCTGGCCACATCTACCTCGTTGAAGGACCGTGGGTCGACGATTTCCTCGCCGAAGTTGGGGCGTTCCCGGAAGGCGACCACGACGATCAGATCGACGCTGTATCAAATGGGATTATCTGTCTCGAGCGACAGAAACGGATGTACGCTGGGGGCGAAGTAAAGCGTGTCGGGGGATTGAAATCGAAACGTCAGAAGAAAGTGGGGCACTATGGCTACTGAGATACTGGCAGCATACGAAGGCCTCATGACCAAGAAGGATATGCGAAGGCTGAAAAGGAAACGGCGGGTTTGCAAACACAAAGGCCACATCTTTTACGCCGAGTTCTACGACTCGTCAACCGGTGAAGTGTATTGCGAATGTCGGCGCTGCTTCCCTCACAAGGATTCAATTTTGAGAGGGAACCTCTATGATCTAATGCCGAAGGCAGACATGAACGGAGACAACTGATGGCCGTGCCTTTCGATGACACAAGCATCTCGAACGAGGTGCGGCAAGCGATCTTGCGTAAAGAACTTGAAACGCTCACAGCCAACGAGCAGGAATATCAGCGACTCAGAAGCTACTTCGACGGTAAGCAAGAGCTCACGTTCAGCACCGAAGTGTTTCACGAAACGTTCGGCGATGCTTTCGAAGGGTTTGCCGACAACTGGATGACACCGATCGTCGACACCGTGTTGGACAAGATGGAGCTGCGGGGAATCCAGCCGGCGAACGAAGAGATGCAAAACCGGATGCAAACCCTCTGGGACGTGTTTCGGCGCAACGAGATCGATGAGGAACAGTTCTACCTTCACCAAGGATCCCTCGTTGAATCCACTGCCTACATGATCGTTTGGCCAGACCAATCCAAAGGCGGAGTCAGGTTCGACTGGCAGCCCGCCTCCCTCGTTCGTGTCCGCTACTCGAGCGAAGACCGCAAGCGACCCCTGTGGGCTGTGAAACGCTGGGAAGCTGAAAGCGGCGACATCTACGTCTCGATCTACGACGACCAGGCAGTGTGGAAGTTCATCGAGAAAGAAGGATCCGACGCCAGTTTGAAAGCCTCGAGCGCCGACGCCTACACAGAGATCGTCGACTCGGCGTTCCTCAACAACATGGTGAAGCGGGAAGTCGAAGGCGAAGAGTGGCCACTACGTCACCGGTTCGGACGGGTACCTGTAGTCGAATTCCCCAACGTTGGGTTCCGTAGCGAAATCGCCGACGCCACCAGGCAGCAAGACGCCATGAACAAAACCCTCGTTGACATGATGGTTGCCGGTTCGTTCATGGCCTTCCCGCAACGCTACGTAGAAACCGCAGCCCATGCCCCCATCGGTGGATGGAACGCCGGGGCTGGCGAAGTGTGGCACTTCCGTCCCGGGTTTGACGCCGACGGACGACCCATCCAATCCACGTTCGGCCAGTTCGACACATCCGACCCATCCAACTACATCAAAGTCGTTGAGATGTGGCTGCAACACATTGCCTTCACGTCCCGCACCCCGGTTCGCTACTTCATGTCGTCGGATAGGGGCGGGAGAGGCGATGCGCCGAGCGGTGAGTCGCTGCAGGTAGAAGACAAGCCCCTGAACGACAAGGTGGCGCGGAAGCAGAAGATTCTTGGTAACCGCTGGGTCGAGTTGGCATCGATGGCAGCCACCTACGTCGATGGGGTCAACCCGAACGATCTGATCCTCGCCGAAATGATCTGGGAAGACCCGAGATACGAGAACCGGATCGCTGTGCTCGAGGAAGCAAAGTCGATGGTTGAGGTCGGGTTGCCGTTCAAGTGGATCATCCGCCAACTAGGTCTCAGGCCGGAAGAGATCGAAGACATCGAACGGTACAAGGACGAGGAAGTTGCCGAACAGCAACAGCGCCAAGACGAGATGATGGAACGAGCGAATAGTCAAGATTCTGACCAGAATTCAGACTCGGGTTCCGACGACGAATCCGACGACGAGTAGCGCTGCGAAACGCTAACAAACTTCCATAACCTGCCATATTCGTCTACGCTCCGAGTTAACACCCAATTCCTAGATGGAAACCCAGGAGGTGCAAGGTGTTGATTCATAGAGCAGAGGACTACTTGGTAAGCGTTCCGGCCCGGGCGTATTGGGGAGCAGAAGGCGAGGATCCCCCAGCGGATCCGCCACCGCCCGAAACACCCCCCGCCCCGGAACCGCAGGACAAGCAACCCGAGACCTTCCCCGCCGATTACGTCGAGAGGCTGCGAGCGGAAGCCGCCGCCAATCGAGTGAAGAGCAAGGAAGAGAAGGAACGCGCCGAGAAGGCCGAAGCGGAACTGAAGAAGATCCGAGACGCTGAGTTGTCGGAGATCGAGAAGGCGCAAAAGCTGGCAGAAGAGTCGACCTCTCGAGCCAGTGCTGCGGAAGCAAAAGCTCAGGCCCTTGCGTTGGCATTGACCGTAGAGCGGGAAGCCAACAAGCTGAACTTTCGCGACCCCAGTGACGCCCAGTCAATGCTCAGCCTTGACAACATCGAACTCGATGACGACGGGCTGCCGGCAAGAGACGGAATCGAAAAGCAGCTGACGAAGCTGGCGAAGAAGAAACCGTATCTGCTCAAAGAATCAAGCCCCGGAGACGGCGACGGTGGGCCGAAAGACCCACCCAAACCAACCGATGCTTTCAGCAAGAAACGAGAAGAAGAAGCCGCGAGACTCAAGGAACAGGGCTACATCGCAATGCCCACCCGGTAGGCCAGGCGCCCCAGGCATATCCTCCCGAAAGTTTCGCAAGGAAGGAGTCTCTAAGTGAGACCAGACCAAGCCCCTGAAGGGGGTAAATTCCGGGCTACAGCGGCAGCAGCCATTGATGGTACGACCGGTGCCTGGGGCGATGCGGACATGCTATGTGTCGCGCTCGACGCCTCCGGGCAACTGATCCTTGCCACCAATAACGATGTTGTCGGTGTCATCTGGACCCCTGAAGGCCGCAAAGTAGCTGCGGACGGCTCGCACAAGGATGTGATCGGTGATCGCAAGTACACCGTGTTCACCCGTGCCGAGTTCGTGGAAGTAGACACGGCCGCTTCGCCAGCACTGACCGCTGGCGACAAAATCTACGCAACCGCTTCCGGTGACGTGCTCGACACGGGCATGACCACCGGCGATGTGTTCGTAGGTGCCGTGATCGCCGACGCCAACGATGCAGGTGGACGCCTGCTCATCGACATCGGCCTACTCCCGGCTGCCACATAGAAAGGACGGTGAACGTGAAGACCTATCTCACTAAAGCCGCCCTTGATGCGGCTATTGCAAACCCATACGAAACCCTCCATGAACTGTTCGAAGAGGTTCGCCTCGGCAACTACTTCGGCGACGTTCTCGAGGGGCGCTCTGCCCTGAGCATTTTCGGTGCGGCAGAGGGAGCAGCCCCGGCTGGCTTCCTTGCCCGTGAAGACACTCTCGACACTGTTCCCGGCAACCGGGGACTCACTGTTGACGGGCAAAGCGTTAACGACATCTGGACCGAAATGCAGGCCATGCTGTCGGCGTTCAACGCGAGCGCTGATGCCATTGTGGCCTACTTGACGTTCCCGGTGGTCGCCCACACCGAGCGTGTTGGCGTACCTATCAACCCCGGGTTCCAGAAAGCCACCGAGTTCGGACGCCCGAGCAAGATTCGGATGCAGCACGTTCTGCGCGGATTCCCAATCGAGCACTTCGACCTCGGCGACGGCTACACCCAGGAATACATCGATCTGGCAACCGGCGCTCAGCTACTCGCTGTGCAAGCCACTGTCACGACCGCCTGGGCGCAGCTACGGCGCGATATTGTCCTCAAGGCGTTGATGGAGGAATCCAACTACACCGACCAGGACGGTATTGCAGTCAAGAGGCTCTACAACGGCGACGGTGAGGTTCCCCCCACCATCAAGCGTTGGACCCATGCCGGCACCCACACCCACTACCTGTACTCGGCAGGTATCGCGTTCGCTCAGGCCGATCTGGACTCGATGTCCGATCACCTGATCCACCACGGGTTCCGCGAGTTCGGCGATGCAGCTTTCATTCTGCACACGAACCGTGACGACCTTCCTGGTGTGCGCGCATTTGCCAACTTCATCCCGGCAGAGACCGGCGAGCGTCCCCAGGAACTCGCCAACTCTGGTGTGGTACGAGGCCTCCAGCGTGGTGCTGGTGGACTCCAGGTAGAAGGCTGGTGCAACGACTGGACCATCGTTCAGAACAACGACGTCCCCAGCGGCTACCTCGTCGGTACCGTCTCCGGTGGACCGTTCGACGTTCGGAACGTTGTCGGTTTGCGTGTCCATGAGAACCCAAGCGCCCGCGGCTTGCGTCTCATCGAAGGCAACCGGCAGAACTACCCGCTCTACGATTCCGTGTACGACGGATATCTCGGCGCCGGCGTAGGCCAGCGTGGTGCAGCGGTCATCATGTACGAGGACACCGGAACTGGCTCGGCATACGTCGACCCGACCGGTTTCCAAACTGGTGAGTAGCAACACGAACCAGTAAGCCCAGGAGGGGAGAGACCAGTTCTCTCCCCTCCGTTACATCAGGTCGGTGCCGGGAGGCAGATGGGACGGCATCTCCCCCACCCCTCCCGGCACCCCTGAAAGAGAGATGCAATGAAGATAGATGAGGGTCAACTCCAGCTGCGGATACGGGAACTGAAACGAACCGGCCGACCGGAGAAGGCATACCAGCTCCAAGTGGCAATCAAAGAAGGCAGGACGCCGGCCAAGCACCTGCTGTACGATCAGGGGGAAAGCCCCGAAGAGAAAGAGATCATCGGCGAGATGCCGCCACGGACAGGAAGAGGATCTGGCAAGGTAGAGTGGGAAGCGTTCGCTCGAGAACACACCGACTGGCCAGACGAACTGATCGAAGGCGCTGGCGGACGGGACGACCTGATCAAAATGCTCGAGCTGAACGGGATCATCCCAAAAGAAAAGCGGTAGAGCTCAGTGAGTCTTGTAAGCTGGCGTGCAAATACACTGGGAGCAAGCAATGGACGGATACACAATCGCTTGGCTACTGTGGGGCGCCATGTTCGTAGCCATCGAAGGCGCAGCGCTGCTCCGCAAAGAATCAGGCGACACGCTGAGTGAACACGTCTGGAAATGTTTCTCAGTGAAAGACAAGGCAAAGGGCTGGGTGGTGCGAAGAGGCGTGCTCGCCGTATTCCTCGCCTGGTTGACCGCCCACCTACTGGGAGCCGGGATCTGATGGTTGCTGAACGAGAATACGCGATGGTGATGGCTGAGGTGGCCGCTCATGGTGGCTCGTTTTATGCGACCGCGATCGACAACAGCCAGGTGTTCAGCTACTACTTCGAGGCACACATCCGGGCAGCTGAGGAAACATACGGCTGTGACGTGTATCCGTATGCATACGGGACTGAAGGGTCGTTCCTGGTCATGGCTGCTGGTCATCATGGCTGGTGGCACGACCCGGAAACAGCAACGTTGTATATGTCACAAGGGACCGACACCGACAAAGCGATCGTGTTCGGGTTGAACGCTGACCGGCTAGCGACGATCCTCGCAGCGGCGGCTACTGACGGGATCAACGTGGTGCGGCAGGTCCGGTTGGACACGAACGAGGTGATCTAATGGCCTTCACCGTTGTAGCCAACCTCGCCAACATCGACCTCGCTGAGTCTGCGACCACCTGGTCCATCGGGTCGCTGGACGCTGACAAGTATGTGCAAGGCAACAACTCGGTCGGGTTCTACATGACGAAGAACTTCCGGGGGTCCGTAACCATCACCCCTGCCTCATCAGTGGCGTGGGCCACCGGGGACCACCTCTATTTCTGGTTAGCATCGGACGTAGCCTCCAAGACCGAGGCCAAGACTACCGGCACCACTACCGCTTCCGGGTACACCGTTCGGGTCACCCTGGCGTCCGGTGCATACCGCGAATGGCACTTCGCCGGATCAGATGTGTGGGACGGTGGCTGGCGCTGTTTTGTGATCGACCTCGGGCACACCGGCAATGAGCTGTACGCCAGCTCCGGTACTTTCTCGTCGGCATCCAACATCGCCAGCGTCACCTACTACGTTGACCTCTCCAATTCGGGCAACATTCGGAACGTTCCGGCCAACCACTACGGAGACGCCATCCGAGTCGGCACCGGGCTGACCGCCTACAACACCTCCGCAACCGACGCAGCATTCGACCTGGCCGATATCGCAGCGGCCGATATGGCAACCGCCAACATGTACGGCATCCTCCAGACCCAGACCAAGGGCGGGTCTGCTCTCGGATGCCAAGGCCGAATCATCCTCGGAGACAGCGGGTCCACCAACCATCTCGACTTCGACTCCCAGGGAGAGCTACTGGAGTTCCTCCAAAGGGACGGCACCGGGGCAGGCATCGTTGCCAATGCCTTGTACGGCATCGAGGTGGTAGCCAACTCGACCGGCACCGACCAGGACTTCAAGATGGGGACCAAGGTGGGAACCGGAGCCAATGCTCGTGGCCGGGACGGCACCACCATCAGATCCGGTGGCTCAGCGGTGTACTGGTACTTCGAGTCGGTCGACGCTGACCTTCACAACTTCACCATGTATGGCTCTACCCTGAGTGGAGCAATCGGTGGTACCAACTATGGCGTAGATCTGGACACCCCAACCACCACATTCGAAGTTGCGGGCTGCGTGTTCGATAGCTGTGAGGGCGTGGTGCTAGCCGACGCTGTGGCCACCTTCTGTACCTGGCAAAACTCTGCCACCGATGCCACCACCGGGGCGCTTGTGTGGCAAGACACCGAAACCGACATCGAGAACTGCTCGTTCATCAACAACGTGAACGGTATCTACATCGGGACGTTGACCGGGGACATCACCCTTTCCGGCATGACCTGGAGCGGCAACACCTACGACATCGAGTATGAGCACACCGCAGACTGGGACGCCAACTATGACGGGACCGCTCCATCGATCAATAACACCTCTACCGGCACGTTGACGGCAGTCTCCTCCAAGACCGCCACCTTCACCCCTGTCGAGAACGGATCGGCGTTTACGATCACCAGGAACAGCGACAACTTCCTCCTGCATGATGTTTCGTCCACTACTGGAGGCCAGGTCGTGTATACCTACGACGGTGCTCTGGATGCGACAGCAGCCACGGTTCACATCATCATTGTTGGTAAAGAACCCATCGACTTTCCGTGGACATTGGCAGAGGGGACTGTCCCCGTTTCTCAAGTCACAGATCGCATCTATTCCAACCCCTAGACGCGTGACCCCTTTGACATCTGATGCTACGGTACGGAGAGATTTCCAAGATTTGTCAAACGCGAGGCGGCAAAGGACTAGCACATGGCGAAGATTACCGATCCTGACCAGTTGAATTTCGGCACTGAAATAGTGGTCGACACTACTGGTCCCAAAACCATTCAGCTAGTGGCGACCGGGAACCTGTCGAACGCTTCTCCAGCTGCCGTTAATGGTGTCACGATGCAGGCTGTCTATTCAAAGACAGTCGAGGGCTGGGAATCCACCCTTGCTTATCGTCGCCACTCGTTCCCGATCAAGATGTATACCCCAAACGAGGGAGAGTGGATCAACTCCTGGGCGCCAGATGACGTCACCACCAACGAGCTGATCCGTGACGCCGGGATGATCGAGACCGACGGTACCTGGCACATGGGTCTGTTCACCCTGGGAGATTTCCCAGCAGACACAGACCAGGGATACTACGTCCAGTCTGGTGCTCTCGACGGGACCGTGGTCAACTTTGACCATACCGGTGAGATCAACGAGATGGTGGAGATCAAGGGAACTGGTGGTACCCCGGACAACACGTCCTACCTCGGTGTGTTCTATCGGACCCGCCCCAACTACTACGACTTCTACGAAGTGGTCTCCGGGCTGCAGCTCTCTGCCCTGACCGCTAAGCGCGAATCGATTCCTCTCGGATCCACACCAGATCCACAGATCACCGAGTCGGACGCCAACATCGACGCCAACACGCCATACACCGGCATGACGCTCGACTTCCTGACCGGCGAGTACGGACTCGAAGGTGCGGCAGGCGGTGCAGAGACGTGGGCCATCTCCCAGGTGTATGCTGCTGGAGATGCCATTGCCGACTCGAGCGGTAGATACTTCCGGGTCACCGTCGGCGGCACATCGGCTGGTAACGACTCTGACCTGGCCGGTGGTTCGGACACGGGTGTGACCTACGAGGTCCACCCGGGTGAGCGCCAGATTGGATCGACCTACTATCTGTTCTCCCGGATCATCGACGGCAACTTCGGATCTTTGTCTGAGTGTTACCAGTGGGGATGTCGCCAGGAGCGGCAAACCGGTGACATCAACGACGACATCAACCTTGACGGATTCGGAACCGTGAAGGGCCAGCTCTGTCCGCACCTGTTCCAGTACCAGGCCGCCGGGTTCGACGGCACCATCCTCAAGCTGGCCGAAGGTGTCATGCTTGATGACCCGGCAGCAGCCGAAGCTAACAACATCGTCTTCTACCCGCACTCACTTGATGGCACCTACCCCAACTCAGGCAATGGTGTGCAGTACCCGTTCACGGTCAACATCCAGGTGCTCGATGCATCATCCAGCAACAACCTGGCCGGTGGCCGACTCACTTTGTTCTTCGCCAACGACGATGCCGGCGACAACCTCGGGTATGACTTCGACACCGACAATGCCATCGTGATGCAGGAAGACGACCTGACTCCGATCGACATCGCATCGTTCACGGCTGCTGAAATGAACTTCACCTACGACTATGACGTGAACACCCAGCGAGGCACTGGCTCGGATGGCACACCTGTTCCTGTCAAGGCAGTGGCGATTAACGCAGGATCCTCTGAACCTATTGTGGTGGATGCCACACTGACCAGAATCGACAACGTTGCGATTCGGATCAGTGCCCAGGACGACAGGAACTACTCGAATCCGTAAGGGAGCACCATGAGTGAGGTTGAGATAATGGACGATGACATCAAGGTGTGGGAGCCGACTCACGGAAGTTCCAACACGGGAAAACGACGCCTGTGGAGACGCAACCGGAACGCTGCCTATCGCCAAGCATACAAAGAGCGAATCGGCGAAGACCACCCGGCCTCTCTTGAGGAAGAGCCGGGGGAGGATCTTCGCAAGTTGCTCGAGAAGACCGAGCCTCCGCACGGGATGAACTGGGATGACTTCGGGAAACTCTGGGATCTGCATCCCGAGCATCCGTACACCCCGGTCTTGAGGAAGCAGTCGGTGGATGCTGAGTGGCAGCGTCACCTCGAAGAGCAGGGTCTAGCGTAGGAGGCCACTGTGGGGGCCAAGCTCTACGCAGACACAGCTAACAAAGTTCTGGTGATCACTCAGGCACCGGATGGTGACGGGTTCATCGACATCAACGTCCAAGTGGATGTGTGGTCTGACCTGATCGAAGACTGGGAAAGCGACGTGGTGCTTCGAGGTCACACGTTCCCAATTGTTCTCGTCGGCGCTCAGACAATCTCGGCTGGGAAGCTCGGGTCGACATACGTGTTGCTCGACCCGTGGCAGATCGAACCATACGAAGCCGACCATGACCTGAACATCAACGGCAACCTGTTCACCGAATCGGCATTGACGAAGCTGGTGTTGCCAACAGTTGGTGACTACACCGTGACTGTGAACCGGAACCTGTCGACACTCGTTGAGGTTGTCGAAACCGGCACGTCCGGGTTGACCCCAACCGAGTCGCAGGCACTCATCGACATCGATGCGAACGTCGACGCGTTGATTGTCGACGTGGCTGCGCTCGAGGCCAAGATCGATTTGCTACTCAGCGCCCAGGATCTCACCAACGAGCAGAAAGAAGCGGAGCACTGGACAGAGATCTCACTAGCGCCCGAAACGACACCAGGGAAGCTGGTGCTGCGCAACACGTCGGTGCTGAGGCGATGGGAAGCTGACGCATATGAAACGGAGCCGGGAACCACCCCGATGATCGGTTACCGCGGCACCGGTCTCGAGTACATCGGTCAGCTAGCGGAGGTGGCGTATTCGTGAGCCATACCGTCTATGCCCACCTGCCGGCCATCGGTCTCGGCAAACGAGACCCGATCCGTCCGCACGTAACAGGCGGTATCGGGGCGGGCTTGCCCTTGTTCATAACCGAAATCCTCGGTTCTCGCACCTACAGAGACGGGCTGCGTTCATACGTCGATCTCGACGCGGCGACCGTCAACGCCATACGCACCTACCTGATAGCTGAACGAGGCTTTGACGTCACAGAACGAACGTTTGTCCCATTTATCAGGTCAACGTCGCCTCTCGAGCGGCTCTGGTCGGATGTGATAAGGATCTGGGGCAAGTCGCAGCGGGAAGGCACATCGGCCCGCCTGTATCTCGACTCGAAACGCAACTACGACTAGGATTCCAACATGGCTCTTTCCGCAGAAATCGTAACCCTGATCCGGGATGAAATCGGTGGTGACCCTGACTTCTCCGACGACGACGCCGGGTTTGACTCCGCTACCCAACTCGGGTCGCTCGAGGCTATCTACACAGCTGCCAAGCGTGGCAACGAGAACGTGCTCAGGACTGCCTTGATCTGTTGGCGGTTGCGACAGAAGGACTATGTGAAGCGCGGGTTCGACGCCACCGCATCTGGTTCGTTGATGGCACGTCGGCAGCGCATGAGGGAACTGGACCGGATCGTGAAGGAATACGAGATGCTGGTTGACACGACCGCCCGACACGCCAACTCAACGGTGCAAAGCGACTATCAGCAACACGCTGACAGCTCAGAGTTCAGCTAATGCGTGACAAGGCTTATCGGCTACTCCTCGAGCTGATAGTCGATGATTTGCAGAAATACACCGAAGCCTATTTGCCGGAAGAAGCTGTGGCGCTGATCACCGACAAAGGATGTATCCATCCGCTCATCAACCAGCGCAGATCAAAACATCAGTTCATGGTTTCCACCACGCTCGTGAAAGAAGCGATCGAGGAGATCCATTACAGAGGTGATAGGGCTGTAGCTATCTTCCACAGCCACCCCACCTCGTCTGCCAACCCATCAGACGCCGACAAAGAGATGATGCAGCAAGCAGATGACACCGTGTTCATGATCCTGGGAACAGACCGCCTCTCGGCGTATATGTGGGAAGATGGGGAAGCCAAAGAGATAGCCCGAACCCGCCTGGAGTAGCCGATGGCCGACCTGATAACAGAACTGGAGCTCAACGGCCTGCGAGAAGATTTCAACGAGATGATGGGGACTGCTGCGGGTCGGGACGCCAAGATGACAATTGAGATCACTCGGGTGACCAGCAGCACAGTTGGTGAGATGGACGAAGACACGCTGCAGTACCCTGACGCTGTTCCCAGCATCATCTACAGCGGTGAGGCATACATCTCGCCCATTGTGTTCCGGCGCGACCGTCAAGAAATCGCAGGTGGAGAAACAGTGCGGATTCGTCAATACCGCTGCCTGCTGCCGTGGGACGCCCCGAACATAGAACTCGATGATGTGGTGAAGATTCTCACCTCCTCCGATCCGCATTTTGCCGGCAGGATCCTTGACGTCACCGACGTCATGTTTGAGGCAGAACTAGCTGCACGCCGCATCACGCTGACCGACACTGGCGCATCGGACGGCAACACCGAGAACTGTTAGGGGGTAGCCGTGCCACCAGGCCAGCTCTCACTGTTCACAAGAGCTTCAGAAAACAAGCGAATAGCGAAGCAATCCGGGATGGCTCTCGAGATGACTATCCAGGGGGCGCTAACCACGTTCGAACACTTCGTTGTGTCGCCCGCCTATCTCGCTGCCGGATCCCAATCAGTCGTGCAAGTCACCGGCATCCTTCTCGCCGACTATGCCCGCGAGTTCCACCGTCCCAACATCGACACGGGTGACACGTTCAACTCGATTGGGCCAAGCGACCGTGGCTCAGTGTTCATGGAGGCACCCGGCACCTACGCAGTTGATGTCGGCCCCCGCACCCCGCAAGCCCTATTTCTCGAGTTCGGTTTCACTCATTGGAAATCCGGCAAGTTCATCCGTTACCCGTTCATGATTCCTGCCGCTGATCTGGTGGCACCAATCTTCGCCGACGCGATGCTGCAAGTTGTTCAAGGCGTCGGTCGGCGCCGTTCATACACCAACCCGGTAGCGTCGGCGACAGGAACGATGGACAGTTTCCGCTCAAGCCTGTACTCGTTCTCGAAAGCGGCAGGTGACGTGCGAGTGCTTGGTTTCGGTGGATTGGCCGGTGCTCGAGGCGCTGCCCTTTCCACAGCCAAGATCCTCGGTGACGTTGAAGGTGTCATGAGGGCAGCACTATTTGCTCGTGTTTCCCGTCGTGTCGCCGGTAGGTTCGCCTCAGGCAGCCTCAGGGCCAGTGTCTCGGCAAACGTCGTTGGACCCAACACCCAGTTCGCATTAACCGGTGACCGTCTCCTCAGCCGGTTCACAGGCTTCGGTGTTGGGCGAGGATTTGGTAGCATCGGGCTGTAAGGGAGCGACCACATGCCACGACCGAAAATCAAACCCATTGTGAAAGCCGTAGAGAACGTGCTGAGTGGTATCATGTTGGGCGGGAAGCAGATCCCGATAGGGTTAGGCGAAGCACCGGAATGCCCACCACCGTATCTCATCATCTCTTCCGGCACCCAGGGTGGATACACTGGACCGTGGACTGATCCAGACGCTGACGCCAGCGACCGGATCCAAATCACTGCTGTGGGCATCTCCGATGAGACGTCGCTAGGGGCTTTAGACAAAGCCAGGGAACAGCTCACTTTCGCCAACCTGGTAGCAGAAGGGATACCGGACCGGAAGATTCTCAGCGTAAATCTGAACCTGTCTCGCGGCGGGTTCGTTGAGCAGCGGGGAATTCCAGAGCCGCTATTCTCAAACGTCGATCAGTACTTGATCGCCACAACGCCCGGTTAGGAGACACGATGGCCGAAGAAGTATGGGTTGAGCACAAGGTTCTTGGCGGTGCGCCCCGCAAGGTCACGAAACAGGAATTCGAGAAACGCTTAGGGTCGAAAGGCTGGAGTCTTTGCAATCCAGTGCCGCGCAAAACCGTTCCTTCCTTCGGGGTTAGCGACGTGGAGGGGCAGCGCCGGGCAGAGTTGAAAGAAGCTCAGGAAGCGGCTCGCAACACTCCCGTGTTCGAACCGGGCGAGATACGAAGAATGGAGCTCAGGCTGAAACAGGATCAGCTACCCTCGTTCGACCCGGCCGCTGAGCGACGGGCCGAGTTGCAAGCCAACAATCTCGAACGAGTGTTGGAAGATCTGGTTGTAGAAGCGGAAGCTGTTGACCTGGAAGAAGAGGTCGAGATCATTTTCGAACCTGACCCGGAGCTGCTGTCTGGCGAAGAGCTTGACGAATAATTCCCCCTGTAGCAAGATTTTCCAGTATGCTCCCCTGAGAGCCAACGCCAAGGAGTAACTGATGGCCCGAATAACCCCAGATGGGTATACCAAGGTTCACGTCGTCGACACGATTTCTTCGCTTGCCGCACCCACGGAAGCTGAGATCGCTGCCGGCACCGAAGTCACCCCGTTTCTCACCCCAGCTGGGCTGGACACCCCCGAAGAAGGAACCGACGCCGACTCGAGCGACCTGAGTTCGGCTCGGGACAAGTCCATCCCGGCAACAATCGGTGGTGTGATCACCGGAGAGTTTTACCGTGACGACGGGACAGGTGGCACAACCGACGACGCATGGACCGCTATGCCTCGCCTCAAGATCACGCACCTTGTCATCGCAAGGTTCGGTGGTTCAGACACCGACAACGCCATTCAGGCCACAGACAGCGTTGAGGTTTGGCCGGTGCGTGTATCGCAGCGTTCCAACTCTCGTCTTGCCCGTGGCGATGCCCTGCGTTTCACCGTCAACTTCGCCCTCAGGGACGACCCGGTAGACGGCACGGTTGCCTAGAACTGGATACCTGTACGTCGGGTTCCGCCACTCTCTGAGTCTATTCGGAACCATCAGGCGCAGGCTCCACGACCAGACCCGCTATACTCGGCGGGTCTGGTTTGCGTATGACAGGAGATGCAATGGATCCAACAAGTGATGAAGCGGGCATGGAAGCTACTTTCGATAAGCCAACAACAATGGCCGAGATCTTGGCGGCGAAGAAACGCATTGTGAAAACGGTCCAAATCCAACTTGACAGCGGGATTGCTTTGCGGTTGGAGGAACTGCAGGAACAAAGGGCGCAAGCGGTCAGGGACGACCGGCGCATGAACCGCAACCCGCTGGCCCCCGGGATCGAGCGGCAAATCGAGGAACTCACAGAGCAGGCTCGAGACACCGTTGTTGAGTTCAAATTTGGGTCGATTGGCCGGGCCGCTTTCGAAAAGCTGATGCGCGCTCACAAGCCCGACCAGGAAGACAAGAAGGAAGGCAGCGTGTTCAACACGAAGACCTTCCCGCCGATTTTGGTGGCCGCCACGTCGATCGAACCAGAGATCAACGAAGAGCAAGCCAAGCAGATGTTCAACAGCCCCGAATGGAACCAGGGCGAGTTGCTGAAGTTGTTCACGGCGGCGATGCTTGCCAATTCGGAATCCCCTGATATCCCTTTATCCAACAGCGGCTCCGAACCGATGCCCGCTATCGAGCTGAAGTCCAATTCTGCGTCGACAGCGGAATCCCCTACTCCCACTTCCTCGGACGAGTAATCGCACCCGGCGAAGAGTTCTGGACTGAGCGTGACAGAGAAATCGTTGTAGCTTGGTTCGCCGAGAAGAACCAGGAGTGTCCCCGGTGTGGTACCAGGACGGAAGAGTGGGACGAAGACTACGACGCCTACGTTGCTGAAGGCAGGCGTTGCCTTGGGTGCGAGAAGATCGAATTCGAGCTTGAATCGTGGCGTGACGAAGGCAACCCTCGAGGCATCTCTGTTCGCCTTGTTCGCCCAGATCAGCAAATAAGGCCTACAATTCCCCCAGCATCTTCCAAATAACTGAGAGGGGCCGTCCGTGGCCGATCAGACCATTACCATACGCGTTAATGCGATCACAGGCCAAGCCCAAGCCCAACTTCTCGCAGTAGGCAAATCCACCGGCCAGATGGTCGGCCGAATGGACACTGCCGCCAGATCCGCCCAAGCCAAGATGCAGGCTTTCGGCTCTGCAGCTGCCACCTTCGGTAAAGTAGTGACCCTGGGTGTTGCTGGCGGGCTTGCGCTGTCTGCGAAAGCTGCCATCGATTTCGAATCGTCATTCACCGGTGTGAGGAAAACACTCGACGCGACCGAACCGCAGTTTCAGAAACTGAGCGACGGGATCCGGGACCTAGCCAAAGAAATCCCAGTTAGCGTGAACGAGCTCAATCGGATTGCCGAATTGGGAGGTCAGCTCGGCATCTCGGTGGGTGGTATCGAAGGCTTCACTGAAACCATTGCAAAAGTCGGGGCGACCACCACTGTCGCTGCAGACGAAGCGGCGATTTCGTTTGCCCGGATAGCCAACATCCTTGGGCTGGGTGAAAACCAATTCAGCCAACTCGGGTCCTCGCTAGTGGATCTGGGCAACAACTTCGCTACAACTGAAGACCAGATCCTCACTTTTGCTCTCCGCATTGCCCCGGTGGGCCAAACCGTCGGATTGACCGCCGACCAGGTGTTGGCATTAGCCACTGCGTTCTCGTCTGTTGGTGTGCCGGCTGAGCGTGGCGGAACTGCGGTGCAAAGAACATTCATCGAGATCGCTCGGGCAGTGCAAGAGGGTGGTGCAACTCTTGACACCTTTGCAGAGGTCGCGGGTGTCACTGTCGGAGAATTCTCTGAGCTGTTTGAAAGCGATGCAGCCGCAGCCCTCGATTTGTTCCTCATCGGGTTGGGTCAAGTTGCTGCTGCCGGGGGGAACGTATTTGATGTGCTCGACCGGGTGAATCTTGGCAACCAGCGAACAGTGCAAGCGTTGCTTGCTGTCGCCAACTCGAGCGGCATTCTCACCGAAGCGTTAGAAACCGGTGCTTCAGCATTCAACGAATACGATGCCCTGACCGAAGAGTTCGACAAACGCCTCGAGACGACTGCCAGCAAGCTCACAATCGCCAAGAACCAGATCGTCGACTTGGGTATCGAGATCGGGACCACATTGCTGCCACTGATCGGAGACGCAGCCGAGAAGTTCCAAGACTTCGCTGCTGGCATCGGGGCTGTCGACGGACCGGCCCGAGCCTTGCTAAAGATACTTGCAGCGTTGATACCGGCACTGACCATCTCTGGGATAGCTGGCAGCAAGCTCACAAAGATCTTCGGAGTGTTCCTGCCAAATGCTTTCAAGGGCGCCACCGCCAGTGCAGCACTTCTCCGGGGAGCTCTCGGGTTCGGCTTCCTCGCAGCTGTCGGCGCAGTGGTGAAGATCATAACCGATATCGGCACAGCAGCCAGAGAGTCGAGCCAACGCGTCGATGATCTGGCCGAAGCTGTTGCGAACGTTGGGTCTTCGAACGTCCGTGACTTGATTATTGGTGGGTTGGGCGAGAAAGACCGGAAGCTGCTTGACGATCTGGGCATCAGTTACAAAGTGTTCGCTGATGCTGTGCTCGGCAACGAAGTCGCACAGAAAATCCTCGAAGACTTCCTGGTGATCGAAGACTCAACTGGTGCCTATCTCGAAACAGCAGACAAAGCGATCCAGTTGCAGAGCTTGTTGACGGAACGCACCGACGAGTACACAGCGGCTTTGGAGCGGCAACGCCAGGCGGCGGCTCAGGAGGTGGAGCAAGCGAATTTGGAAGCCATCGCGGAGGGCTACGAATCGATCGACGAGAAGATGCGCGAAGAAGCACTGATGAACGCGGCATCTGGGATTACGGAAATTGGCGATGCTGCGGACTATACGGCTGACGAGTTGGACGAACTCGCTGACCAAATGGAAGACGCCTTTGACGAGTTCGATTCGATTATTGACGCTTCCGACAATTTCATCGATTCGATTGTCAACCTGGCAGAAGCCCAGGCCGAACTCAACGACACTACTGAACCCACTTTCGAACAGCTTCAGGCAGTGAGGGGCGCATTCACCGATCTAACCCGGGCTGCTCGAGACCTCGGCCCCGAAGGCATCCAACCAGCCATTGCCCAGCTCGACCAGATGTTGCTTCTTGGTCTCTTAAACGAGGAGCAGTACCTCGAGTTCTTGAACATCCTGCTCACGATGCAGCCAGTGGCTAACGCCTTCGCTGGTGGTGCCGATTTGATCGTAGGCAACATGGACGCTGTGGCCGGTGCCGCAGAAATCGCTGGTGTCTCTGTTTCCGAATTCATCAACTTGCTACTCGGCCTCGACGCAGCCATGTTGGGAACAATCCAGAACGCCGGCAACTTCGCGGCAGCAATCGGGTTAGCCAACCGGGCTGTGCAGTCGGGTCTCGGCACCACCGTTTTCGGAGCTATCGCTGAAGACCTCGGCACCGACATCAGGTTGGTGGATCAGATAGCTCGCCGCATCCAGGAACTCGAAAGTGGTTTCGTATCTATCGGTGGCGACATCGCAACGGCTATTGGCACAGGGATTCGCGGTGGCGGTGGCGGTGGCGGTGGCGGTGGGGCTGGCCCCATCGAAGAGGCCGTTGAGGATGAACTCGAGGCAGCGTTAGAACTAATCCAGAGCCAACTCGACGCGTTCCGTGGGGCCATCGACGCCAACAGGGACTACATCAAGAGCATTCAGGAACTCAAAGACGCTGAGGAAGAGCTGGCCGAGCTCAGACGGGAACAAGCCGACCTCCCGGACCAGATAGCCGAAGCTGAAGAACGGTTGCAAAGAGCGCGGGAGGATGCGGCTCGTGTCACTTTGGATGAGCAACTGGCAATCGAGATCGCTGAGGAAAACCTTGCCAGAGCGCAACTGGCTTATGCGCAGGGGCGTATATCTCTCACCGAACTGCAGATAGCAGAACGTGAACTCGAAGAAGCCCGAGCTGACGCCACTGGGCCAACCGATGAAGTAGCCGAAGCTGAGGAAGAGCTTGAAGATCTGCGGCAAAGAGAAATCGAGATTGCCGAAGACCTCGCCGACGCTGAACTTGCCCTACTTGATGCCCAGCTGGCCCTTATCGACGCTCAAATAGATCTCGTTAATGCCGGTAGGGACTTCAACGAACTGGGAAGAGACGGTATCGACATCTTCAGGGCATTGGCAGAAGAGGTCGGGCTGACGGCAGAAGCTATTGAACGCCTGATCGAACTAGGCCTCGGGGTCGAAGATGTGGACTCGGTTCTTGGAGGTCGGCTGATACCGGCAATATCAGGAGGGGACGAAGATGATGGCGCCCCAACTGATCCGTCATCTCGCACCTACACAGTCAAAGCCGGCGACACGCTCGGAGCCATAGCCGCACGCCTGGGCACGTCAGTGAGCAACCTGGTTGCTCTCAACGGCACCGTATACAACTCACTATCAGGTGTCTCGAGATCACTTGACCCGGATCTCATTTACCCAGGCGACATTCTCAAATACGCTTTGGGTGGAGTGGTGCCCGGGATGCTCGGGCAGCCCCAGCTCGCTATTGTGCATGGCGGCGAACAGATCCTTTCCCCATCAGCGACTCGGCGCCAACATCAACTAGAATCCCAGCCCATAATGATCGAGAACCTGAATTTGCAGGGAGTGTTTGACCCAACTCGACCCCAAGAGTGGGCCCGGATCATGCGAGCAGTGAGAAACGACCTGGAATATGACAGACGGTCACGAGGGGGCAGATAATGGGTGTACTCGAAGTGGGCCGCTGGGGTAGGGATGTCTTAACCACCGATCCTTCCAACATGTCGTTCCGGGTTAGTGGTGACGACGAGGTTGTGAACATTAATGGATTCATCAAAGACACATCGTCATTGGCGGATGCTTTGACACTGCGGGACCAGCTGGTCGGGCAAGTCAAGTCGACTCGACGGATAGGGCTAGTCGACGTTCATTCCGACGTCGACGACACTATTGACGGGTTCTACATTCTTGAGAGTGCCTCGATGAATGTGGAACGCAGTTTGGGATCGCTGATCGACAAGGGTTTCATCCCATACCAAATGTCACTGAGGAAACTCAATACGAACTTGTTCGAATCGGTAGTTAGCGGGGCGAAACTTGGCGGTTATACCAACGGCGACCCATTCGTTGCGCCGCCGACGGGCATGGAGGTAGTGAACCCTGAATCGTCTCTAGTTTCCGGATCCACATACTTCAACAATGTGGCACGACCCGTCGAACCAGTAGCCGATTCTGACACCTCGATGCAGGTGCTTTACAACATCAACGCCCCTGGATCCGCTCTTCCAATCGCCCCATCATGGTATTGCTCGCCGCGATTGTTCGCTGGCGGAGCGGTAACTTTCAAGCTCGACGGCAAAGTAGTGTCCGGCCTTACCACCTATCACAACAAGACCACTAGCTTCTCGGGCGTTACTGGCGATCCGCTCGAGGACGACGACTGGGAACTTTCTAATGGCATTATTCGTATTGTTGGGGCTGCCGATACGACAGCAGTGTTCGCTATTGAACTGTACGAAGGAACTGGTAATGGTTGGACTTCATCAGAAGAATTCGGGCTGACATCAACAGCTACCACCGTGATTACTCATCAGCCGTGGGAGTACCTTACGGTCTTGCGGAACGATTACGAAGCTGTGACGGTCCGGTTTGTCAACCGCCATGAGATAGGTGGGTTAAGCATCGCTAAGCGCCGCATCCTGGACTTGAACCTTCGACGTGGCTCAAGGTTCGCAACTCTCAGATCGCAGCTTCACGTCACCAGTTCTAATGGCGGTCTTGAGCACGCCACCGGATCTGCGGCTACTGATCCTTCCGGTTCAGAACCCAATTTCATTGAACGCTCAACGAACGACGCGAGTGGCAATCGGTGGGCTATGGGGGGCGGTGGAACCACCGATCTCGTTAATGGTGGCTTGGTGCAAAATGCCCCATACCATGTTCCGTTTGAAGGCTGGATCGGATATGTCCTTGATGGTTCCTCCGCGATAACCGGCGACACGTCAACCAATCTTGATGCTCAGTTCTCTTTTCCGATACACGAACGCGTCCTTCCTGTGGTTCCTGGTGGGGTGCTAGTGTGATTACCGAAGAGCTCATGGAACATGGTCGCTGGGATCTGTCTCTCAGCGAAACCACCCCGTCAGGTATCAGAGACAGGATCGTTGAACGGGGACACATCCTCATTACTAATGTGCGTATCGATCCGATCACATTCGCCGACGGCACAATCACCGACGCCTCGATGAAGGCCCTATCAGAATACACCGGTCGGGTAGATAGGGTCTCGCCCGGACTGGCAGGGGTCACCTCTTGTGACATTGGCGGGACCCACGTCTCGGTTTGGCTGGGAGATTCCGACGGACGCGGTGTCATCTTCACTACCACCAAAACGTTTTCGGCTGCTACTTGGTCGTCGTTCATCAGTTCGATTCGCCCCACTTCGATCGCGGCCGGCACAGTTACCAATAATCCGTCAACGGTCACTGCTGATTACTTCGGGATCACAGCCAAAGCAGCCCTAGATCACGCTTGTCCCATTGCTGGCGCCGAATGGAAAGTCACCAACGACGGCAAACTTGACTCGGGGGTCGAAGGCGACTTGTTTGTCACTACCCCGGAGGCTCTGATTATTCGCGAAAGTGTCAGTTGGGATCCGAACATTACAGTGCGCCCGTCGCCACGCATGGGAGTTCAGCTCGACAGCAACAAATGGGTCTCGGAAGTGCATCTGGCAGGCCGGGTAAGCGCTGCAGCCGGGGACGAAGATATCATCCTCGCCTCAGCCGACCTTACCGATATCAGCGCCACCAACCCATATAAAGATTTTCAAGGGAACGCCGACACCACCGCGATTCTTCACAATGATACCGTCTCGTTTGTTGCCCAAGCTCAAGGCGCAGCTGAGGCCGCATTATCCGCATTCATCGAACTCGAGGAATTAGTAACCGTTGACTTGAATGGCTTCTATGTCGGTGGTGAGTTCTCTGTCGGTGATTACGTTTGGGTATTCGACCCCCCGTATATTTGGGACTCAAGCAACCAGCTTTTCTTTGCTGGCAATTTCATCTTTCCACGGAAAATGCGGGTGTATGCACGCACCTGGCCGGTGCTTAAGGGCATGGGGGTGTACTACCGGGACAAAGACGGCAACTACACCGATTTGAGCGACTATGTGCGCGAAACTGGCACAGCCACCATCGACGTTGGCAAACGCCCCAATAACCCGATCAGCGACATTCAGCAAATCGCCAGAACTGGCCTCTTCTACGCCCAGCTTCCACCCGACCTAACCAACTCCCTGATTGACACATTTGTTTACTCCATTCCCGGCGAACTCGAAGTAGCAACTGGCGACCTACGAGTACCGATGTCTTACGCTGGCGATATTGTGCGAATCCGGTTTGCGCTCGGCACAGCCCCTACCGGGAGTTCAGCGATTGCTGACGTCAACAAAAACGGGACAACGGTTTACACAACCCAAGCCAACCGTCCAACGATTGCAGACGGGGCTAACGACTCGGGTGCTGGAACGAGTCCAGACGTCACAGCTTTCGTAGCTGGGGACTACTTAACTGTCGACATTGATCAAATAGGAAGCACCACGGCCGGGAACGATGGTGTAGTGATAATCGAGGTGACCAAAGAATGAGTTTGCTGTTCATGGACGGGTTCGATGATGACCTATGCAACGCTGGTTACAAAGGGTACATAGGTCAGTCACCTACCGGTAGCGACATATCCACCACTTATGGTCGCTTCTCCACCAAAGGTGCACGCATAGGCGACATAACCAATGATTACCTTGATCGGGCTACTGGCTCAACGAACGACACAATTATCCTGGGATTCGGTGGGTACATAGCTAACCTCAGCAACGCAGATGTGTTTGTGAGGCTGCTTGACAGCGGGATTGTTCAAATCCAGTTTCGCCTATACGATGACGGTTCGATCTCGGCATTTCGAAGTAGCACCCTGCTTGGCAACAGCGGTCCAAACAAGTTCCTTGAGGATGTGTGGCAATACTGGGAGATCAAGGTCAAGATTGCTAACACTGGCGGCACCGTAGACGTTCGGGTCAACGGAGTTAGCATCCTGTCTTTGTCTAGCCAAGACACGCAACAATCAGCGAACGCGTATGTGACTAACTGGCAAGTAGCTGGCGGATCCGGCTACATCGAAGAATTTTGGATAGATGATCTTGTCGTAATGGACGGGTCAGGTTCATCACCATACAACAACTTCCTCGGTGACATTCATGTTGAATTGATTCTTCCCGATGGTAATGGCAATAGCAGTGGCATGTCGGGTAGTGACGGGAATAGCACCGACAATTATTTACTCGTCGACGACAACCCGGTAGTCACCACCGACTATGTGGAGGCGACAACGGAGGGCACCAAGGATACCTATGCGATGGAGAACCTATCGGCCGCTACGACAGCTTCGGTTTACGGGATCCAAGTGGCGCTGGTTGAACAGAAAGACGATTCGAACGCTAAGTACATGCGACCGGTTATTCGCCGCAGCTCAACAGACTATGTAGGCACCTCCATTTCGCTATCGACGTCGTGGGCTGGCGATATGCAAATCTGGGAACAGGATCCTTCTACCGCGGCTAACTGGACGGTGACAAACATCAACGGGCTCGAAGTCGGACAAGAGGTGCGTGATTCGTGACAGCTGGTAGGTCCGCAAGAACCTCTACTGAAGCAATTGTTCAGGCAGGCGCACCTGAAGGTCAAGTAGCACGCACCTCGGTCGAAGCGATCGTTCAAGCAGCTTCACCCAAAGCCCAAATGGCGCGTCTATCTGTTGAGGTCATAGTGCCGCCTCCAGCTGCTGCCGCCGATGTTGTTGCCAGGTGGGGAATACAGTGGAAGCAGTAACTAGTTATGAGGTGCAGAAATCGATTAACGAACTACGCTAAACCCTATGACAGCCCCACCGCCAAATCACGTCCCAATCGCTGAAGCAATCTTCGCTTGGGTAGACGAAAGTCGCATCCTCCGACGGAAGACAGCTACTTCTATGTCGAATGCCGATGTGGCAATTTGATGGTTCCGAGAACCGATGACGATGCCATGATCAACTTGTATTTCGACATGATCAGAAGGTGCCTCAAGGGGGCGTATTACTTGACGAACAACGTCAGGGTAGAGGTTCCCGGTTGACCGACAATTTCTTTTTTGACCAATCCGGCTACTGTGGTAATCATGACAACCGGATCGCCCTCAACCCCACCTCACACCGACATTGCTTCGGCGATTTTCGCTTGGGTGGAAGAGAGTCGCGAGTACCGGACGCAAACGCACAGCGATCTTTGTTCGTCGATTGAGCAATTGAACGTTACGACTCTTGAAATGAATGGGTTGATGCGCAGCCTCGAGGTAGCGTTAACCGGAGACGAACTAGGCAACCCAGGTATCGTGGCCAGACAAAACAGCCTCCAAGGTCAAATAGACCAGGATCGTGCCGATCGGAAGAAAGCCGACGAACGGCTTCATGGCCGCATCGACGAACTCGAGAAGTGGCGCAGCAAGTTGATAGGTGTCGGGATCGGAATCGGCGCCGTATCTGGGACAGTTGTGGCTATACTCACCCAGGTGTTCAACAGCGGGTAACGCCGACCTGGGAGGTGCCACCATCTACTACCTGTATGAAAACCAGAATCCCCACGCCCCCGTCCGTTCGAACGGTTTGAGATTCTGGGGATACCCAAGCCGGAAGGGCGGGGTGAAGCCAACCATCATCGTTGTTCACACCGCCGAGAACATTCCTGATTTCAACCCACCGGACCGTGGCGCCGAGTCGATAGCCAACTACTTCGCCAACACGTCTCGACCGGTTTCTTGCCACAGCGTTGTCGACTCTGATTCCAACATCCCTCTGCTTCCCGACGAGGCCGTAGCGTTTCATGTCCGCGGCTACAACACGCCGGGATGGGGTATTGAGATCGCAACCCAGGCTGCAGCTTGGGACCGCATACCGGCTTGGCACAAAGAGGCGCTACTGGACGCTGCAGCGAAAGAATGCGCCAGGGTTGCTGAGAAGTTCAACATCCCGATAGTGTTCCGGGATGCTCGCCAGATCGTCGCCGGGCTGCCGGGCTTCACCGGTCACACTAACCTGGATCCGACCCGGCGATCCGACCCGGGATTCGACACAAACGACTGGGCCGACTTTCTGGCCCGTGTGAAAAGCTACACCCAACCGAAAGAGGACGAGATGAGCCTATACCCAATGGAGCAGGGCGACGGAATGGGCGCTCGAGAGTTCAAGAAGTCAGATGTCGCCTACGAGCAGTCCCGGTACAACTTCGTGTTCACCCCAGCTGTGCCACTAGTTGAGGACGGCAGGTACGGGCCGAAGAGTACAGAGGCGTTCGCCAACATCCCCGGTGCTCCCACCCCGGCCAACAGCCCCAAAGGGTCGCTGTTCACCGGCAAGATGGGTAAAGAACTCGACATTTTGGTTGCACAGAAAGCCAACGAATCGGTCCACAAGAACTTCGGTGTTGCCCTGAGTTCAGTCACGCGCGACATCGACGATTTGCAGGAACAGTGTTCGACCGGCAGCTCAGGCTACGTCGAGCACACACACAAGACAGATGGAGGTACACCAACGTGAACGACTATATCATTGGCCATATCCGCACCTACATTCCGATGCTTATCGGTTACCTAGCAATGGTGCTGGCTCGAGAGTTCGGGATTATCATCGACGAGAACACGCAAGCGAACCTGGTCGCAGCATTCGGTGGGTTGGTCGCCGCCGTCTACTACGGGCTAGTTCGCCTGATAGCCGAGAAGTGGCCGCAGGTAGGTAACCTGCTCGGTGTCAACAAGGCGCCGGCGTACTTCGAAGGCTAGACGAGAACAAGCAAGACGAGAGATACCGGTAGCGGAACAGCTACCGGTATCTTTTTGTCATCTTGTTCAGGCCCTTCTTCCACCGCTTGTCGCTAGAGAAGGTCGCGTGGGCGTATAGCGCCCATTCTGCATCAAAGTCGTAGGCCCAAATCACCCGATCCGGGGTGAGCAGCTCGATTTCCGGTGCCCACCTGTGTGCCATTTCTCCGAGTTTGGGGTGCCCGTACTCGAATAGGGCTGGGGGCCGATCAGGAACCGCAATGGCAAAGCCAGACAGGATGTTCAAGGCGGACCTGATCTTTTTGTTGGGGCGCGCCTTATCTTTTTCCGCTCTTGCCGTGTCTTTCCACCCCATGTCCCCTTCGTCTGTTTGGTGCTCAGCGCATACTCGAGGCACTCAGCCTCAACTAAGCATTTCGTGCAATAGCTCAACGCTTCGGCCGTGGATTGGCCACGTTTGGGAAAGAACACGTCGCTATCGACCCCGACACACTGCG